GCCCACGTGCCGACGGCGCCGACGAGCGCGACGAGGTTGACCCAGACTGTCTTGCTCTGATACCAGGGCTTGCCGTCCATGTGTCCCTCCTCACTTGATGGGGAACTTCTTGATGCACTCCGTCCGTTCGCTGTCCCACTTCGCCTCTTTGAAGCACGCGATGAGCGCCGCCTGCGCCTGGATGCGGCGCTGTTCTTCGAGCACGCTGACGATCTTGTCGAGCGTCACCTGCGTCTGCTGCGACTGCACCGCGTGTTCCCTGATCGTATCGGCGGCGCGCTTGGACTGGCTCTCCAAGAGCCCGTAATCGCCCGCGAGCCACGTGAGCACAATGACGACGACGAGCGCCCACGGGCCCGCCTTGATGATCGTCTCTAGGAGCTTCGCCCAGCCGTTCATCGGCTCATACCCACTGGTCGTCGGTCATCTGCCTGGACAGACGATCCGCCCGCGTCCCGACCTGTCGCGCCCAGTCGCTGTCCAGCATCTCTCGCGCGGCGGCGGGATAGTCGCGCACGTCCAACGCCGCAAGCATCCGCTCGAATCGACGCAGGCCCGCCATCCCGAGATTGAACGCCATGTTCAAGAGCACGCCCTGCCGAGGCGGTGAGAGATGCGCCCAGACCGGCAGGGCCCGGCACGGCGCCTGGACGGCCTGGAGGTCATCCCGGAGGATCTGCAGCATGGCGGCCTCGGTGAGCAGGCCGGTTGACAGATTGTGGCCGTACCCCACCGTCCAGACGCCGCGCGTGTCCTGATAGGCGCGCGGGCGGCGGCCCTCGTCCCGCCGCAACTGCGTCACGGCCTGATCGAACAGCGCGATGATGGCCATGGCTAATGCCCGTCCTGTTGACAGGACAGCGTCGCGTCTTCCTCGAGGATTGAGCCCGTATTGAGCGTCGCCCGGAACCGCAGATTGTAGAGATGGCCCGCCGTCCCGGCCTTGATCGTCACGCTGGCGATTGCGCCTGAGATGGTGGCAGTTGGACTCACGAGGATGGCCGCCGTCTGATCCGTCCCGTCCTCCAGATCCTGCACGGCACAGACGCAGGAACTCACCGTCGTGCCCGTCGGCAGGGCCGGCGCAAAGTCGATCGCCACCGGGAACTGCTCGAACGGCTGCTTGAAGAAGCTCCCGATCATCGCCGGCGCTCGCCCTCAGTCCGCGTGAGTTGCTCGATGGTGGTCATTGGCCGGTTAGGCTCCACGCGGCACCGAGACACCGAAATAGTCGACTTCGGCGCCCGTGCTGCCGGACCACGCACTGCCACTACAGCCAGGGCCCAGATTCACCGTCGGGATCGAGGTCGTGATGACACCGACGCTCACCCCATCGAGGAAGAACTCGATGGAGGCCCCATTGCCGCTGCTGCGGGCCTTGCCGACATGGAACACACCATCCGCCGCGGCGATCGTCGTCGTGATCACGGTCTCGACCCGCGAGCCCGCATCGCTCGGGTTCGTCAGCTTGCAACAGACGCACTCGATGAACCCTCCGGCCGTGTGGCGAAAATAGACCCCATCATAGGGGTCCGAAGCGCCGAAGGCATTGCCGACATCAACATTGCCGCTCAATCCAATAAAGCGGATCCCCGCGCCGGCACCGTATTGCGCCCAGCGCACCCAGACCGCCTGATTGCTCGCGGCGATCCAGATGCCTCGGCCAAGGGCGCCGGTGTCCTTGGCCAGTTGCATGAGCCCGAAACTCGTCCCGCGGCCCACCATGATGGCCGTGCCGATGGTCTTCATGGAGAGAGTGAAGGAGTCCGTCGCCTGCCAGCATCCCGTCACGAGGATCTTGCCGCCCACCGGGGCCGGATCAACCAGCGCCGTGAAAAAATCCTCCCACCAGCCGATGACATCCGTCTCGGGGAAGTTCCCGGGGCCGAAGGGCGGGACCAGGGGGATCTCCCCGCCCGACGTCGGCGCCGTGATGGGCGCGATCGAGGCGACCCAGAGCAGCTGGAGCGTGACGAATCCGACGTCGAAGCCGGGTTGCATGTTGACGACCTCGAAGACCTCATCCTCGAGTCCACGGAGGCCCGTCGTGATGTTGAGGATGTTCGGGTGCGTGATCTGCACCAGATCGCCCGGTTCGAGCAGATGATTCCGGTAGAAACATTGGATGGTCAGCTGCGCCGGCGGCTCCGAGAATCGACGGAAGACCTCGAACGCGCGGTCATCGAGGATCGCCTGTCCGCCCTCGCTCTTTTGAATACCCATGGACTGCATCAAGAGGCGCGGTTTGGCGCCGTAGCGATCGAAAGACGCCGTCTTCGTGTAGACCTGCCGCAGCCCGTACTGGCCCGGCGCCCCGGTACTCTGATTGAACTCGTACTCGAACTGGATGATGTTGATGATGTTGCCGTCTCCGGCGTTCCATCCCCAACTGATAATGTCCTGCTGCGTGAGCAGTGCGGCGATGGTCCCGGGCGGGACGAAGGGCTTGTATCGTTTGAGCGTGAGCTTGCCATCTTGCGTCACGAAGGGGTAGCAGTTCAGCGACTGGAAGATGTCCTTCTCCAGGAACTTCTTGCCTTCTTGCGGGGACACGATGGAGTAATCATAGACGTCGGTGGGAAACTCCAGCGCCCGGAGTGTCTCGATCCCTGCCACATCGACAAATGCCTCCGGGACCTTGAGGCCGTCGGCGGCCGGCAGGACATCGTAGGCTCCGTTGGTCCCCAAGCCGGTCGAGAGAAGCACCCGGAGCGCGATCGTCAGGGGATTGCCCGTGACGAGCGTCGGCGTATCCTGACTGGCCTGGAGAAAAATTGTCTGGCGCGTGGTCCGCTGCATATCGGCGACATGGATGATGACCGTGATCCCGTCCGACGCCACCTCCCGCGAGGTCACGAGCATTCGCACATAGGGCATGTACGACGCCTCGGAGAGCCCGGCATACCCGGCATAGAGCTGCACACGGGTCCCCGGACGAATCTGTTCACCGTTCTGCACCAGATCGCCGAGCGCATGCGCCGCCGCCGTGGTCCCATCGGCCCCGCGGACGATGTCGAGCAGACGCCGGGTGGCGGCATCATACGAGGCGTACCGAATCCGCTCGGCGACACCGCCCGTAAAGACCTCGACGGTCCCTGACGTCGGGAAGCCGGAGCCATCCTCGATGAGGGTCAGGTATCCACCGGACGGAGGATCGAAGGCGGTCATGGCGGCGGCCAAGTGCAGCACCGGCTGGCCCATGTGCCGTTGGATCTCGCCATCCCGGTCCTGGAAGGTCAGGGTGAACTGGCCGATCGTCGATTGTCCGAGTTCGGGGCTGATAGATTGGCCGACGCCTGAGATCTTCATGAGACAGGTCACTTTTGTCTTTGTCGGCGCGACGACCTCGCCGGTCGAGAAATCGCGCGAGAAGGCATAATCGGTCGCTGAGGCAAACGAGGGGATCGCGTAAAAGCGCGCGAAGAATCGCGGCTGCGTTTGGAGCTGATTCTGTTGCACGAGATAGGGCAGACTGGCCGTCTTCATGGCGTCCGTGTCGGCTGAAGCCCAGTCAGCGTGAGTCCACCACTCGCCGGCGTCAGATACTGATCGACGCGAACGGTTGGGGCATAGCCCGTCAGCCAGAGGCTTCCGACTCGCACTTTGAACGCCGGCGGCGTCCCCTGCCGGAACGTCAACGAGAGTGCGTACTGGAGACCGCGCGGCGTCGTCCGCCGCGGCTGCCATTGCACATCAACCAACTCGGCGGTGGTAAACAACGTGTTGTACGTGTCGTATTCAAGTTGACCCGCTGCGGTGTTGAGACGATCGAGCGTGAGTCCCGAGGCCTGCCCGAGTGCCGCATGGGTGCGCCACCATGTCCGGATGGCGTCGATCGTCGCCTTCGTGAGGAACTGAAAGGACAGGCGCACTTGGGTTTCGAACCGGAGGAAGAGCGTCTCTGTCGTGCCGTCCTCGGCCACATTCTGCTTCCGGATCGCGGCTTCATTGATCTCGATCAGGGACGCCACTTCGCGCACATCGCTCGCGCCGAAATTGATGAGCGTCGGCCCGCTGCCATAGCTCAGGCTGGGATAAAAAGCGGTGGCGATCGTCATCTCAGGCCCGCACGACGTCGCCCGACCAGGGTGTCGACGAGATGCTCACGATCTCATCGGTCGCCGGGTCGCGATAGAGAATGTTCAGGTTGTGGTCCATGTCGTCCTTGGCCAGCTGCTTCAGGAAGGCCACCCGCTGCTCGGGCGTGAGCCCGTTGAGGGACGCCCCCTCGACGCGGAGCTGCTGGCCCGCGAAGGCGCCGGCCTGATCCGCCCGGAAGGTCGTCGTGCGCTGGACCATGCCGCCGAATGGGCTCGCGAGGAGATCGGAGGTCGAGAGTTCGATCTGGGCGAGCGCCCGGGTCAGCTGCCCGATCTTCGAGCGGACGGCCGTCTCCAAGTCCGCGTTCGGCCCGCTCAGGTGGGCGGGGTTGACGCCGGCCTGGATGGTGGCCGTGAAGCTCTTCTCGCCATACTTGCCGAACTCCTCGACCGTCGCGACGGGGTAGTAGGGATTCGCGTGCCCGATCATCAGCCAGGGCCCCACGCGCGGCTGATTGCTCGGATACACGTAGGAGACGATCGCGACCGAAGACGTCCCGCCGACGTAGCCCGAGCCATGCTGGACGAGCAGCTCGAACAACTCTTCGAGGCTGTTCGTCGCCTGCACGGCGCCGCCGAGGCCCTGCGCCGCGCTGACGGCCCGGTTGACTTCCGCCTGCTGGCGCTGCTTCTTGATGGCGGGGTCTTCCTTGCCCATCGCCGCCGCGCCGCCGCCCACGGCCGCGCCAGCGACCGCGCCGATGACCGTACCCCAGCCCGGGCTGATCATCGTGCCGAGCATGGCGCCACTCAGGGCCCCCGACACGGCGCCAGACGCGATGTTCTGCGCCGTCGGGGGATTCGACAGCCCGCTATAGACCGTGAATGCCAGCGCCGCAATCGCCCCGACCGCGCCAAGGGCGGTACCGATGGTCGCGCTGGAGCCCGCGGCGGCGGCCTGGATACTGGCCCCTGCCTCCCCGAGCGAGGCCATCTCGAAGGCGGTACTGCCCGCCGCGACCGTGGCGCTGCCGCCGAAAAGCGACGGCGCGACGGAGGACAGCGGCGTGTTGAGAAAGGCCTTGAGGGCCGAGGCGGTATCGCTGAAGAGGCTCAAGAAGCCGCCGGCACCACCCGTGCCCCCGCCGCCCACGCCCGCCTTGGCCAGTGCGCTCGCCGTGCTCGCACCGCCGCCGACGCCCATCGTTGTCGGCACAAGCACCGTCTGCCCCCCGCCCGCCGCGACGGACTGGAAGAGCTGCCCGCCGACCTCGACCAAGCCGCCCGCGCTCATCCCCCCGCCGAGCGCGCCCAGGCCGCGGACAAAACCCTGCCCGCCGCCCAGGCCGAGGCCTTGCTGGAGTGAGCGGAGGAGGGGCGCCGTCGCCATCGTCGCGAACGCATCGGTGAGGCTGCGCACCATGGCCAGGCCGAACTGGCGCCCGAGGTCCGGGAGCTTCTTGAAGTCGCCCGTAATCACGCTGAAGAACTGATCGGAGAAGGTCCGCTGCATGTTGCTGGCCGTCTGCTGGGCGAAGGTCATCATGATCGCGCCGGACCGCTCGGCTTCATCGGCGGCCATGCGGAAGCCCGCCGCCAGGCCCTCGAGCGGCTCCTGCTGCTCGCGGGCCACGCGGGTCACGTCCGCCGTGCGCACGCTCGCCTCCAGGTTCGCGAGCTCCTGCTTGTCCAGGTCGGTGCCGGCCTGCTTGACCTTGAGGTCCCGTTCCGCCGCGATCGCGTAGAGCTCGAAGGTCAGGCGCTGGGCATCCGTGAGCGCGCCCTGCTCGCGCAGGACGGTGACACGGGCCTGGTCGATGGCCAAGAGCCGCTCGGCGTCGGCCGCGCCGCGCTTGACGCCGAGCGCCGCGTCCTCGGCACTGACGCCAGCCGTCACCTGCTCCAGTGCGCCGGCCCCCGCGACGGCCCCCTGGAGCTCGGCGGCGAACCGCCCCATCGTGACCCGGCGCTGCTGCTCCTCGAGCCCTTCAAACGCTGCCCTGGAACGTGTGGCGAGGCTCGTGATGTCTCTATCTAGGCGGCCCTGGATCATGCCGATCTCAGCCGCCGACGCATGCCGGGCTTCGGCGGCGCCGATCGCTTCCTGGGCCTTCAGCCGCAGGTTCCGCTCTTCGAGCGTGAACTGGTTGCTCAACTCCTGATTGATCGCGCCGATGAGCCGGAGGTATTCCCGCTCATCGTTGAGGACCTCGGCCGTGCCGAGTTGGAGCCCCCGCAACTGGAGCGTGGCCTGCGCTTGCTGGAGGAGGGCTTCCGTCGTGCTCTTCGCCTGCGCCAGCGGGAGCGCTTTCCCCGTCGCCTCCGCGGCCGCCTGGAGATCCTGCATCGCGGAGCGCGTGAGGCCGAGCGCATCCGAGAGGTCACCGAAGGCATTCCGGAGCCGGCCGCCGAACGTCTTCGCGCGTTCGGCATAGGCCTCCAGCTCGATCGACGCGGCCAGCATCGCCTGCTGCGTGGAGGCGATGTCGAAGCTCTTGACCGCGATGTTGAGCTTCGCTTGCGCCTCAGCTGCGTTGAGCACGGAGTCGAAATAGCTCTTGAGCGCGACGGCGCCCACGACGGCGACCGCCGTCACACCCGCGAGCGCGGCGCCCATCGAGCCCGCCCCGCGGGCCACGAGACCGAGATTGCCGACCATCGCGCCGAGTGTGGGGTTCAACGAAGACCCGACATCGGCGGCGAGCGCGCGCGTAACCCGGGAGACCTGGCCGAAGCCCTCGCCCATGCTCTTCGAGGCCGCGGCCACGGTCTCGCCCATCGTCTTGGTCGCGGCGCGGATTTTCTCGAACTCCGGACCCGTCGTGTTGATCGCGCGGATGTCGATGCTGATTTCGTTCGCCATCGCTACTCCTCGATCCCTGCCTGGCGCAAGAAGTCCTCACCGCCAGAGGAGCCCGGGTCGCCCCGCTTGAGGAGATCGTCCTGGAGGAGCACGCGCCAGTCGAACAGAAACTCGCTGATCCGCCAGCGCGTCCACACCTCGTGCGGGGCGGTGCGACACTTGCTCGCGAGCAGCTTGATCGCCGCTTTGACGTTGTCGACGGGCACCGTCGTGAAGGGCGGCAAGGTGATGATCCAGGCCGCTTCCATGCGGGCCCAGTTCTCCAGATCGATCGGCGGCGCGGCCGGCGTCAACGCCCGCGCGGGGTCGGCCACGGTTCCGCCCGTGATCCAGCCCACGGTGCGTAAGTAGGGCAGCAGCGCTTCATCCCGCGCCGCGCCCATCCGCTGGACAACCCAGAGCGGCAACACGGGGTCAATCACCACGCGCGTGAGCAGGGCATCCGCCCAGCCCTCGAGCGCGGCCGTGATCGCCTGTTGGCCCTCGGCGGTTTCCTTGCCGTAGCACGGCATCGTCGGCATGGAGTTCGGGAAGCCGTGGAAGAACTCGGCCACCGTCACGTCCCGGGCAAGGAGCGAGACTGATCCCGCCGGCAAGGTCAGCGGCAGCAGAAAATCAGGCAACACTGGGCGCGGGCTCCTCAGTCGGCTTCGCGGCCGTGATCCCCGAGAAGCGCAGGATCTCCGCAGCCGCCACGAGGGCATCGTCGCCCAGCCGCCGGGCTTGCTCGATGCTCAGGGCCGGGTCCAAGGCCGCCTGCGCGACGACGTTCACATTGAGATCCGCCAGGGTACGTCGACGACCGTCGATAACGTCGGGGGACAGCGTCTCCAGCCACGCGGCCTCTTTGGCCGTCCAGTCGGCCGGATCCCAGGATTCCGAGCCGGGTGGGTTGGGCGGGAGGAACAGCAGGAACTCCGATCGCGACAGCTTCCTGACCTTGAGCCCACAGGGCTCGCCGACCGCCGCCGAGAGCCCGGGCAGCGGGATGTGCGTTTCCGACGCGGCGAGGATCTCCGCGATGGTTGCCACACGGGCTGGCGGCCCGCCATTCGGCTGTCCTACGATGTCGGCCGTCATCGTCTCTCTCCTTCTACGAGAAAACTAAACTGAAGTCGTCCTGACCGGCACTGATCGTCGCCAGGAGCGTCGTGGGGAACGAGGTGAGTCCATCGCGGGAGGCCCAGGAGCGCTGGACGATCTGCAACCCGGCCGCGATGGAGGCATTGAACTTGAACTGGAGCTTGTTGTACTGGACGCTGCCGATGAGAAAGTCTGCGTCCATGAGCGTGCCCGCCTTGTGATCGCTGAACCAGTCGTGGGTCGCGATCGTATTCGCCTCCGGATCGATCGTGAGGAGCGGCCGGCGATCGGCGATGAAGAACCCCGCGACCCCGCCCACGGCGTTGACCGAGGGCACGGCCTGGAGCACGTTGCCCATCCGAAAGCCGATCGTGCCGATGCGCGGGGCATAGTTGTCCGTGTCGATCTGGAAGGCGGCCGACTTGACGGTCGGATACGGCGGCGTCCCGGCGATGGAGCCGGCGACAAACGCCACGTTCGACTCGCCGAGGAGCATGCCCTGGAAGGCGAAGCGGGCCGTGATGATGCCCCCCGCCCGCATGGTGAAGTCGACATCGCCGAAGCAGCCCCCGAGCTTGAGCGTCGGCCCGTTTTCCTGGACGACGTAGATCGTGTAGGAGGACGGCGTCGCTACGGGCCCGACGGTCACGATCTCGGATCCCGCGCCGCCGCTGAAGGTGGAACTGAGCCCGCAGGCCTGGAGCGCGGAATCTGCCTCCGGCTTGACGCTGGCCGAGTAGGCCGCCCCCTTCCCGCGGATGAACATCTCGAAGGTGACGGCCGCCAACTCGCGGCCGATCCCGCTGGGCAACCGACCGATATCCCCGGAGAGCGCGAGATTCTCGATCTCCTCGAGGGTGATGGCGGGGCTGATATTGAAGCAGGGCACGATGTCGGCTGCGAGATAGGAGCCGCCGAAGGCGTCGGTGCCGTAGGTCGACTCCACCTTCATCGCCACCACCATCCGCCGGCTGCGCGGGACTGTCAGGGTCGCCATGGCTGCCTCCGCGTCCCGCTAGGGGACGGTGACGTGCTCGGTCACGAGCACCGTGACTTCGCAGTAGTGGACGAGGACCGCGCCGAACATGCGCGCCTCGAAGATTCGGACCTGCGGATGGCCCACGAACTGCACCGAGCCGTTCCAGCAAGGTCCTTCCTCTGCGCGGATGGCCGTCCGCACCAGTTCAACGAGATCCTGAAGCGCCGTTTCCGACTCGGCCGCGTTGTTGACCGCGCGGTAGGCGCGGAGGACGAAGAGGTGATCCTCGAAGTCACTCGCGTAGGAGGCGTCGCGCTCGGCCGTCGTTTCCCGGGTCATGCTCCAGCCGAGGATGTAATCGAGGGCCGGGTCGACGAAGTAGGTCGTGAGATCCTCGTCCCGCGTGACGGCCGGCTCGAAGTCGTTGACAACGCCGACGTTCGGGACAGTCTGGATCGTCGTCTTCAATGAGCTCCGAATCGCGGCGAGGCTCACTTGAGGATCTCCCCGATCCGGTTCACGAGGGCCTGAAACCGGGACTGGACGAGCGGACGGAGATCGATGAGGGCGTGCGCGAACATCCCCTTGCCGATCGTCCCGCGCCGAGCGATCTTGCGCCCGATCAGGAAGGCCACGTGCTGGGCGTCGGCGCCGGTGCGGCCGAGCTTCCGGACGACCCAGAGCAGCATCGGCCCGGGAGGCGGATGGTGCCCACCAGGCCGCCGGCCGCGCTCGACGATCGGCGCGTAGTAGACGCTCGAGGCGATGCGCTGGCCCCGGCCGAGCGGCACCCCATGCGCCTCGGTGAAGATCGAGCCCCGGAGGCCGCCGCCGCCCGAGCTCACCCCGTGGGGTGTCCGCATGACGACCAGGCGCTGGCCCAATGCGCCCAACTCCGCGAGCGTCGCCGTGATCTCGCGATCAAAGCGCTGGCCCACGGCCGGGTCCGTCAAGAGCCCGCCCTTCGCGCCGACGTTGATCTGGTAGGTGATCATCGCGTGAGGTCGTCATGGAAGAAGGGCGGGCCCGCCGTCCCCTGGAGGGCGACGTCCAGATCGCCGCTCACGCTGGCCGCGGCGACGCCAGTTGGAGCGCCGACGTGTGCGCGGTAGGCTGCCTCGAGCGCCTTCGCGAGCGCGAGATAGTCCTGACTCTTCGTCCGGTAGTTGACCGTATCCGCGCCGAAGGTCGGATCACTCGTCTGCGCGTAGAGGGCGGCCAGCTGCGTCGCGCACCCGGCGGCGGCCAGCTTGATGACCGCCAATCGATCGCCGGGCGGGATCGTATCGATCGCCGTCGTCAAGACGTGCCCGATCCCATAGGCAAGATACGCCTTCTCCCCATTGTCGAGGACCTCCGCGAGGAAGCGGATCTTGTAGAGGCTCGTCGCCGGATCGAGGCGGACGGTGTACGCGCTCTCGTCCAAGAACTCCGGCACTTGTTCATCGACCGGATTCTCGATCGAGATGATCGACGAGATGCCGTTCATCCAATCGGAGGGCACCGCGAAGTCGAAGGCGACCCCATCCCCCGTCAGTGTGGCGATCTTCACGCGCGGCCGATGGCGCGAGTAGGTCTCGACCGCAGCAGCAATCGCGCGATCTCGATCGGTCGACGAGAGTTTCTTGGCCGTGTCCTGAATCCACGTGGCCACCTGGATCTGGATGTCAGCGAGCGACAATGATCTTCTTCCCTGATATGTGCGACACGGTGGGCTTCAGGTATTTCTGGGCGAGGGCCCCCAGCAGCACGTCGGGCCCGATGCCCGCGCGCTTCGCGGCCTCCACCGCGAGCTGGGCGCAGGCGACGTAGAGCTCGCCATCGGGCTGCACCCCCGCATAGTTGGACGTGAGCACGTCCATGAAGCCGCCCTTCGAGCAGATGATTTCCACGCGCCAGCTCAACTCCGGGGGCAGCAGCGGCTCCGGGCGGCGGACGTGGGTCATTAGACGTGCGAGCCAGTTCATTCCCAGTCACCCTCGCAACCTTCGAGATCGTCGCTGTAGTCCTGCGCCTGTTCGATTTCATTCGGAGGTTCCTGCTCCTCCTTCCAGGCAGCTAAGGCGTCCCGGTAGTGCTTCGACGTCCGCACGATCCCATTGTCCTGAACGAGCACGTGCGCACATTCCTGCCCGGGGGCGAGGAATACATCGCAGAGAGGGCAGAGGATCATCGGCCCGCCACCATCGCCGCAGCCAGCCACCAGGTGCCGCCCAGCGGCGCGATGTGCGCCGTGTGCATCCCGAGCATGAGGACCGCCCCGGCGATCACGACCGCGCTCCACGGATCCCCGGCCTGGAGCGCCGGCACGAGCCGCCAGGCGAAGAGCCCGAGGGCCGCCAGACCGAAGACTCCGTGCTCATAGGCCAGGCTCACGATCTCGTTGTGCGGATAGCCGACCATCTTGTGACGGACGCCGGCCTGGACCTGGACCGACTCGTCATGCGACGACCCATCGCCGCGGCCCAGCAGCCAGTTCGGCCACCGCCGCCACGTGCGACCGTAGGCGCCCCAGACCTCAAGGCGCTGGACCACGCTGTCAAGAGAGGCCCCGCGGAGCGTCCAGCGCTCAAGCGGCCAAGTCAGGAGGCGATAGCAGGTCGGCGCCCGATACCACGCCCAGAGGGCCACAGAGCCCCCCACAGCCACGACAGCCCCCAAGGCAAGGAAGGGTAGCCGGAGGGCCGGAATCAGGGCAGCGAGGGCCGCCAGCGTCGCGAGCCAAGCCAGCCAGGAGGAGGTCAGCCAGAGCCCGAGGGCCAGCAAGGCCACCAGCGGCCAGAACCAGGGCGCCGGCACCAGCCAGGCCAGCGGCAGGGTCAGCGCCAGGAAGCCGGCGCACATGGTCCGGTGGCCGAAGGTTCCGACCCCCTCGCCTTGCCGATCCATCCCGTCCGCCAGCCACGCCGGGACGGCCATGCGCTGCGCGACGGACTGGAGCACGATGAACACGACATTGACCATCGCCAGCATGAGCCAGGCCGCCGCGACCGGGGTCGACGGGCCCAGCGCGCGGCCCAGGAACCAGACGCCCAGGATCGCCGCCCAGATCATCACGGAGGCGATCCGACCGACATCCGTCCACCGCAAGAGGACCGAGAGCGCGAGCGGCGCGAGGAAGGGCTCCGCGGCCGCGGCATATCCGGCGCCGGCGACGGCCGCGCCGCGGACAAAGGCATTGCGCGCCCAGACGTGCCAGTTCCGGCGCGCCGTGAGCAGGAACAGCCAGGGCGCCAACATCGCGCCGACGATCACCAGAGCCATGATGTCTTCGCGGAGCGGCCAGGTCGCCCTGACCGCTCCGCGCGGTCTCCTTCGTCGCCGTTAGGCGACGATGTTCTTGCAAGCCCCTACGACGTCGAGCACATCGCCGCCGTAGACGCTCCGGATCTTGTACTGGATCCGGTCATTGGTGAACAGCGCCCCCTGCGTCGGCAGATCCGCGACGAAGAGCTCCGGCTCCTCGCGCCCATCCAGGAAATCAATCCCAATGGAGTCCCGGCCGCCGCTGTTGGGATCCACATGCACACCCCAGTCGCTCACGTCGACGAAGAGCGGGTTGACGTTGATCCGCTCGTTGTTCATCCCGAACATCTGGTAGATCGGGTTCGCCACGGTCGTCGAGAAGGACGCCGTGCGGTTGAGCAGGTTCGCCACCGAGTACAGATCCAGCGGCACGTCGAGCCAGAGCGACTCGAAACGCGGCAGGCCGAGCGCCTTGGCCGAATCCTTCTCCTTCATCTTCCCGAGCGCGACGATCATGCTCATGATGATCCCGGCCCCCGTCGCATCGGCCGTCAGCGCCGTCACGCCGTAGTTGCAGTGCAACCCCGCGCCGGCCCCTATCCCGGCGCCCGAGGTGCAGTCGAACCAGACGACCGAGTCCACATCGAAGATCGCGCCGACGTGGCCGCCAGTGGCCGCGGCGCCCCAGAAGTTCCAGACGAACTGCGCCAGCGTGCGGCGGGCCGCCCGGCCCAGGCGATCGACCGTCTCCATGATCGAGCGGATGTCGTCGTTCTTGATCGACTCGAGCGTCACCGAGAACAGCCCGCCGCGCTTCGTGACGGCATACTGCACTTCGTCATCCGTGGGATTCGTCAGGCCGTCGTAGGCGCCGTTCTCGGCCACTGCCGGCAGATCGCCGAAGTAGCCGAGGTGCACGACGTGCTTCGTGCGGAAGTCGGTCGCCGACCCGAAGCGGCTGATCGACCGCTCGTTGTACTGCTGCTCCGCGTAGGTCCCGAGCAGCCGGCGATAGAGCGTATCGCCGAGGACCTGCGCCCAGTCCGAGGACAGGACCACGGTCGCCGCTTCCTTCACGCGACGGGCCGGCTGGTGCCCGGTGACGTCCGTGTCGCCGGTCATCGTGATGTAGGCGTCCTTGATACCCCGGAACCGTAGGCCCGGGTCGCCCGCCGCGGCTGCGGCGACAGGCTTGTATTCTTCCATGATTCGGCTGACCGCCTCCGACGAGAGCGGCGCCGATTCCAGCTTCTTCGCCAGCGACTCCCGCGACACGCCGAAGAGCATGTCGAGGCCGGCCTGGATCTTGTCGCGGGGCTCGGCGCCGACCGTGCCCGTGGGCATCCCCAGGTCCTTGACGTTGCCCGAGGCGGCCAGCTTGCCCCAGGTCTCGATCTCTTCCTTGACGGCGGCGTCGATGTCCGCCTGCTCGACGACCTTGCCGGCGAAGGCCTTCTTGACCTTGGCCTTGACGGGATCGGGCAGCTCGGTGGCGTCGACGGCCTCGGCCACGCGCTCGTGGCTCTCCCGGATGGCGAGGCGCTGCTCGAGCGCCGTCAGCCGGGCGGTCTTCTTGTCGAGGTCGGGATCGGGCTTTGGTTTCTCCGGCTCCCGCAGCGCCTCCTTGACGAGCGCCGCGAGGTCCTCATCCGTGAGGCTCTCCACGACCCGCCCCTCGAGCAGCTTGGGCCGCTGCGCCTGAATCAGGGCAATGAGTTCCACTCGTGTCATGAGCTGGTCTCCCTCGGTGAGCAACGGCCCAGCCGTCGCCCGGATGAAGCGCCCATCGGCAGACGGGCGCGTGACGATGTCCACGGAAAAGAGCCGCTTGATCTCGGTGATCGCCTGCGCAGCGCCTTCCCGCAGCTGGACCGGGACGTACCCCGCCAGCGTATCCACTGACAACCCGAGCACCTTGTCAACGACGCCTCTGGTGGCCAGCCCGAGGAGCTTCTGTTTCAGCCACCCTGCGTCCTCGTGGACATGCAGGGAGGCATAGACGCCGTCCGATTCGAGGCGCGGCGTTTGGAGGTCTCCGACGATGTTGCGGATGAGGGGCCCGTTGGCGACCTGCACGCTCCGTTCGTCGGCGTGGCCCATCGCCCCCGCGGGATCCATGAAACAGCCCACGGGCACGTTCGCGAGCAGGGGGATCAGCTTTTCGCCCGCCTCACGGCTCCAGTAGAAACCGTTCCGCGAGCGGCCGAACTTGAGGACGCGGACTTCCCAGATGCGGCCCGTCCGCCCACGCGGCGCCGCCACGTCCAACTCGAGCGCCTCAGAGATCTCGTCGTAGACGACTTCGACAGCGACCGGCGGCTCGAAGCCGATCGCCCCGTCGGGCGCGATCGTGTACGGATAGGCCTGGAACGCGCCGTCCATCCCGCGCACAATCACACGGTCCTCGTAGACATCACAGACCATGCCCGCGTCGTAGCCGGCGCCGTACTGCGCCGCCCAGGCCGTCTGGACTTGCAGCACCTTGGCGTCGAGGGAATCGGAGGCCAACTGCTCCTTCACCCATTCCCACGCGGCCTTGACTTTCCGGAATCGCGTCATGGACATCTCCCCCTAGGCTGCCGCCGGTTCCTGATGCAGGGCGTCAAGGTCCGCCGCCCACGCGGCGCGAAACGGCACTGAAACGCAACCGCACTGAATTGTGTTCCGCGGACTCGCTGAGGGATCGCGCGGATAGAGGAGCGCTTCCGTCGCCCCGCCCGCGATCTCGGCGACCTGGAAGTGCTCGTCCACCGCCCGCACTTGCCCCTGCGCCGCGACATGGCCCGTGCGCCGGTACGGCCCCGCGTTCCCTGAATGCAGCCACTGCTTCTGGAGATCCGGCACCTGCTGCTGAAGATCCCGGAGACTGCCTTGCGTGGCGACGCTCTGGATGCGGCCGAGCTCGGTCCGCGTGATCGCCTCCGCTCGCGCGGTGATCGAGCCAAAGGTCGCCGTCCCGGTCAGCGACCCGGCCACCGCTTGCGAGGCTTCATAGACGCTCTGCCCGCGGAGGATCGCCACGCCCAGATCCCGGCTGATCTGGTTGGTGGCGTCATCGGCGAGATTCGAGATCAGGAGGGCCTGGAAGGTCTGCGCCACCTCGAGCTGCCGCCGCGAGATCTGCGGCACCCAGAGGCTGAGGCCGCCCGCGATGAGCGGCTCGGCCGCGAGCGCGCTGCCGAGCTGCGCCACCGCGCCCTGGATCGGCGCCAGCGTGACGCCGTAGCGCTCCGCGAAGCGATACATGACGTCGCTGATGCGCGCCTGGAGGGCGACTAACTCGGTGGAATGCGCGCCGCTGCCGAGCGTCAGAATCTCGCGCACGATTTGCTGGCGCGCGGTCTCGAGGTCCGCCAGCATGGCCTGCACGGCGGCCGTCGGGAGCGCATCGAGACGGCGGAGGATCTCGTCGAGCTGCGCCGCGAAGCGCGCGATCGGGACGTCCGCGAAGCGGGCGCGCCCGATCATGGCCGCGCCCCGCCAGGCACAGGCTCCTTGCCCATGTTCATGTTGTCACCGTTGCCGTCCCCCGCCCGTTTGAGCTGGGCGAGGAGACGCTGGAGATTCGCCGGGGAGTAATCCGTGAGGGCCGCGCCCCGCGGGCCCGCGCCCGGCTGCAATTCCATCGCGGGATCGATCTCGATACCGAGTTGACTGACGAGATGCGCGAAGATCTTCCCGGCCGTCTCGTTCCGGAGCCAGCCTTGGGCCACAGCCTGCGCAAGGGCGGCACTGAGCGAGACCGCGGCGGCGACCGTCTGCGCGGTGTCCTTGGTCGAGATTTCGGGCAGGACGATCCGATACGCCCTATCCGCCGGCACCGAGGTCGCCATGCTCGAGCCGTCGGCTGCCACCGTCGAGCCGATCAGCACCGAGGGTGTGAGTGTCCCCGCCCGCTGCGCGCAGTGAATCTGGAATCGGCAGAGCATGTCCACGATGCCGCGGATCTCCCGCTGGCGACGCCCCAGACGCCTGCCGGGCGGCGCGGCCATCTCCTTCGCCGAGGCGAAGTTGACATCCGACCCCTGCCCGTACCAGTGCTCCGGGAAACTCTTCGAGCCGAGGATCTGGCCGCGGAGGAAATGGAGGAACGTGTCTTTGTCCTGTGCTTTGAGATCGGGCGACAGCTCGTTCCACTTCACCTTCTCGTTGTGCGCCCGGATCATCCCGCGTTTCACGCTCTGGTTCGCCGCGAGCCATTTCTTGAGTGCCGCTTCGTCTGCGCCCTCGAGCGTGACGTCCCAGATGTAGGAATTGAATTGCTGCGCCGCCTGCATCGAGTCGTACAGAAAGGCATCGTAGCCGTCGACCCAATCGATCAGCGAGAGGAGATCCGATCGGCCGCGGCGCGCATTGCTCACGCGATTCGTCTGGAAGAGGAAACACTGGCCGGCATAGGCGCGCCCCGTGCGCGGCTCGACCTCATCGGCCTGGACGCCCACGAGTTGCCCGTACGACGAGCTCGTGCGATCGGCCTCGCCGCGGATGATCTTGTAGAGCGCCCCGGGGCCCGGCGCCCCACTCGGCGGCTTGCGGACCACCGCGGTCTGGACGAGGGCGTTGTCCGGATCGGTGAGCACTTCCTTGATCTCGAATGGGTCGAGATAGCCCAAGCGCACATGCCCGTCAATCTGGTTGACGAAGGCCGGCAGACAGAGTTCCCCATACAGGCCAAAATCGCGGGCGAAACCGTCCAGCCGCGTGAGCAGCTGCGTGACCGGATCGTCGGTGAAGGCCGTGAGCATCGCGCCGACGTCATCGTTGAGCGGCTCGATGCGCACCCCTTCGCCGACGGTAAAGTCGAGCGTCGTCTCGATGATCCACTGCGCGATGGCATTCGACTCCCAGAGGAAGAACACCAGCTCGAGCATCCGGTCCTGCGCCATCGGCGAGAGATCGCGCCCCGTCGCCGCGCCGGCCTGCCCGGTGGACAGGCGCCGGAAGAGATAGTCGTCTTTGTCGACCATCCCTCCGGCCATCGCGCCGACGGCTTCGGCCGCTCGAACGACCGGCTTCTTCTTCGGGGCGCGGACGCCGTACTTCATGTCGGCGTCATCCGGTCAGCCGTCTGCCAGGGTACGGTCGTGCCGTTGCGGCTCGTATCGCCCGTGGATTCCAGGCGATCCAGGCGGCGGAGAATCGCCAGGGTCTCCATCTTCCACGGGTCCTGCGAGTTGTTGAGCACCATCTGCCGCTCGATGACCCCGGCCCGGTGATCCATGACGCCGAGCAGAAACATGAGGAGCTCGGAGCCGAGGATGAGCGCGAGCGCGGTTTTCAAGCTCTGCCCCGTCGAGAAGCCCATGATCTTCGTGGACGCGCCGCCGATGAAGGCCAGCTGCAACCAGGGGCGCAGCGTGTCGAGCGTGTCCCGGCCGCGCGTCCGCACGAAGTGCCAGTAGGCGACGGCGCGCCAGCGACGCGCGAGCGAGTTACCCACGCCAGAAGCCCGCCGGCCGCCGCGACCAGAAGCGTCGATCCATGTCGAGCGGCGCGCCGCGATCCCCCTCACCCAGGGCCGCGAGCTGGGGGAAGAGCGGCGCGCGAACGCCGGGCTCGGATCCCCCGCGGGGCCGCCCGCCGTCGGGTATCCCGACGTCGGCCGCGGGAAACGCGAGCCCGACGACTTGATCGAGGTCCGCGAGGGCATCCAGCACGTCGTCATGCCCACCGGACGCGCCGAAGGCCTCCATCTCCGCCCAGAGCTCGCCGACATTCGCGCACCCCTCGACGACAATGAGCCGGCCCTCTGAGACGCGGACGCAGAGGGTTGTCTCGATCCGGAGCTCTTTGCTCTGCTTGGAATCCCGCTCCAGCATCTTGCGGGGAATCCGCACCCCGCGCGCCGGTTCCTTCTCCCGCAAAATCGGGTCGAGCCATTTCTGAAACCCGACCGCCTCGATCCCGACGACCCCGGGCGCCCAGCGCGCCTGCATCGCGAAGAGCCGCTCGATCAACTCCGCGTACTCGAAGCGGCCGACCTGGAGATCGAGCAGGTAGGCGAAGCCGCCACGGGTCACGCCGCACACGGCGAGCGCCGAGCGATCGCCCTTCGCCGCGCCGGTCGACGGGTCAAGCGTCGCCACGATCGCGTCGAACGGTGGGCAGTCGTCGCGGGGGATCGTGGGCACGTGCGTGCGATCCAATCCTCCGCTCAACACCGGCAGCCATTCGCCGCGGAGGTAGCGCCGGATGTACGCGCTGCCCTTGCCCGTGCTGGCGTAGAGCGATTCGAGGTTCTCGTAATAATCGGGCCGCGTGTGGAGGATCGGCGCCTCCCATGCGGGCACGTTGGCGAGGAGAATGGACGCGGTGCGCCCGGGAATCTCCTCGCGCCGGACCCGGCCCGTCGGCAGGCCGGCTGCGGACATCACCGGCACGATCTCGACGCGCGCCTGATCGCGGAGGAGCTTCGCCACCCAGTGCCCCGCCGAGGGCGCGTTCCCTTCGAGAATCCCGACCGTGCGCTGGAGCCCGATCGGATGTGAGAGCCGGTTGAGGCACATGAGGTACGCATCGGCAGGCACCCCCGCGCCGATGCGCTCTGTCTCCGCGTCGAGCCCGCCCGCGGGCTCACAGATCACAAACCCACTCAGGTCGAGCGACTGGAGCTTCACGATATCGTCGGGGTCGTCGAGGCCGAAGAACTTGATCTCCGCGAATTGCCCCTTCGGCACCGCCACGGTGAAGGTCTTCTTCTGCTCGTTCCACCGTCCCCACCGCCCCCGTGGCTCCAACTCCAGCAGCGTCTTGAGATTCGTGCCGCTGACGTTCTCGTAGGTATCGCGCACGACCACCCACCGGATCGTCTGCCCCGGGAACTGGGCCGCGTATTTCCGGCAGTGCGCGAGCATGTAGCGCATCACGGCTTTCGACTTCCCCGTGCGGACCCCGCCGATGATGAGCTTGATCTGCTCGGGCCCCAGGAGCGCTTCCGCGATCGTCGGCGGTAGCGTCTCGGTGAAGACCGTGGGCAACGCCGGGGGCGGAGAGACCGGCGACGCGATCTCCCCCGCGGGACGCGCGGCCGGCACCGCCCACGGATCGTTCGGCAGAACGACTACGCCGTCAGCGGCCCCGCCTGCGCGAGCAGCTGCCCGATCAGCCGATCGAGCGCCGCGAGCCGCGCCTCGTGCTCCGCCAGCTCGTTTGTCCCCAGCGGGGACCCCGTCGCCGCGAAGTTCACTCGCGCGCGCAGCCCCTCGCCGAGATCGAGATCCAGCTCCCGCTTGAGCGCCGCGCACCAGGTCCGCATCGCGTCCCGCGCGTCCCACCGCGCCCGGCTCCCCGCCTCGTCGTCCGGCGCGGTGCGGTTCATTTCCCGCCACTCCACCAGGCGCTTCCGCCCCTGCTCCAGCCAGATCCCGTATTTGTTCGCCAGCCGGAGAAACGTCTCGTGTTCCGTTGCGTGGCTCATCGTGGCCTCCTGTGCTCTGCGTGGTTTTCTTCACACCCGATCCTCGCGGACGGTTTCCGTAGGCGCAGGTGGCGACGACAGAACATCCCCGGTAGAGAGCCTGACGCCCTCGAGCCCGCTCCAGCACTGCAGTTCAGGATTCCAGATCATGGGCGTGCGCTCGACCGTGCCGTCAGCCCGCCGAATGATCCCGTCGCACATAAAAAGCCCTGTTACTTTCTTCACACCCGTCCCTCGTCCAGCCCCTGCAACACCACCGTCAACCCGTCGCCCCCCACGTTCAGGTCGAGACGATCGGGATACTGGTCGCACAACTTCAACGCTTCCTTCGCCGCCTCCCGCCGTTCCGTGTAGTCGATCTGCTCCGGCCCCAGCACGATCGCCCCCTCGTGCTGCAGCACCTTCACCTTCACCGCATCCATCCCCTCGTGAATCCGCGTGTACGCCTTCTGCAGAAAGTCCGGGGCCATCTGCGCCTCGAGAAACGACAGCCGCCCACTCGCGCGCACGACGTCATGCGCCATCACGCACCTCCCGCCTCAGTGGCGGCGGCACCTCGCTGTACAACTCGTAGCCGAAAGATTTTTCGGATTGCGGGCGTGGTGTCTGAAGCGGAGTGTTGCCTGAACAGCTCGGGCCAGGAATCAACCGGCGGGTCTCGTGCACGCTCGCAGGTTCTCGCCCAGAATGCCGCGACGAATTGCTCTCTACATTTCGCGCGTCTCCATCACGGCGTGCGGGCACTGTGCTGGAGCGCCACGCGGGCAGGGCGCCGCTCAGCGTTCGCATTGGCCACAATTTTGTCTTCACGCATACAACTTTCGCCGAGGGCCGCGACCCTATGCAAGGCCCCGCTGTCTAGGTCTACGTGTCAGGGTCTACGTGTCAGGGTGTATGTGAGCAGTTGAAAAGACGATTTTTGCTACGCAGTGCGTCAGAGGTACTTCGCTAAGCCGGTGCTATGGCCGAGGATGCGGAGGCCGGTGGGGCTGATGCGCCAGAAGCGGGTGCTGCGGGTGCCGCTAACCCGTTTGGTGACGAGGAGGCGATCGGACAGGGGGATGCGGTGCAGGTGCCGGCGGATGGTGCGCTCGTGGCAGCCGAGGGCCAGGCAGCAGTCGGCGATGGTGAACCAGTAGGCGGCTGGCTGGAGGCTTGTGAGTCTGGCTGGTGGGGCGGTCATGGGCAGCGGCTCAGTCCGGGATGTTGAAGCGGAGGTGCTCGGGGTTGGTGTCGGGATTCGACGCGCGGAGGTTGGTGCCGGTGGTGCTGGGGTTGGTGCCTTTAGCTCGGGGGTTTGTTCCAGTCGCGCGGGGGTTCGTGCCTCGTTCCCGCGTGGTCTGCGCCTGTCTCGCTGCGTCATCCGCGGTGAATCGGGCGGCGAGTCGGTCGGTGAGATCGGCGACGAACGCGCGAGCCTCTGGGCCTGGTTCTGGGGGTGGGTTGTCAGTCGTTGGCAAATTGAAATCTCCAGGGGGTTTAGGGGTACTTCTTTTCTTATTCTCTTCTCTTCTCTTCTTAGACCGTGACGCGTACCCCCTCTGAGCCTGCGTGGTATCCTCCTGATATTTCTTCCAATTCTTCCACGTGACGACAATGCTACCGTGACGCTCACACCAGCAAATGGCTTGGTCCCTACCCCGGTGACTCAGGGGGTACTCACCCCGTTGATATTCCCCCTCACAGCGGAGCGCTTTGTCGCCGCCGTGAGGCCACCACACACGGGCCGTCCCGAGGTACACGCTGGGGAGCTGCGCGATGGTCTCGATCAGCGCGTCAGGCGCGACACCCATGGCCGCCGCCAACGACCCATTGGACGGGCTCACGGAGACCACCCCGGAGGTCCCATGGAGCTTCGTGTAGGCGCCGAAGGCCACCCAGGCCCACCGGAGCGCCGGCGGCCGCGATTGGAGGGCATCGTCCGCCGGCGCGGAGCACCAGAGTTTGAACCAGCGCTGCTGGTCAGCCACGAGGAGCCTCGGCGAGCGTCAAGAGTCTCTCCCAGCCAGCTGACGACGGAGGGCTGATTGGATGCGCGGATTTGGCACCCGAAGCACGGCAGAAAGGTACACCGTGGCCCAATAGCGGCCTTCGTCGCTCTTGGACAATCGCGTAAGCGCAATCAAACCAAAGGCGGTCCACCACCACCTGTCGGTCGGGTCCAACACCGCCTTGAGCAAATCGAAACATCGGGTGTCGCTCATTTTCATTGCTCGGAGCCCAGGCGAGCGTTCGTCACGAGGGGCGGATGGGCGTGGCGCAGAGTGCGAGGCCGTTGTCAAGCGGGATCGCCAAACAAATCCGCATGGGCTTTGCCGAGGCGCCGCGTGCGATAGGCGTTCTGTTGATGCTGTTTGACGTCGTACCGGAGATGGCATCGCTGGCACATCGCTCGCAGGTGTGTCTCGTCGCCACATTCGGAGTCTTGGCACAGATGCGCCGTCGTCAGGACTACCGTCCCCTTGGCCCACTTCGCGGGTTGCCCGTGGATCTCTTCGCAGCGCCGCGGGCCAGGATGCGTGCGATGGAGGCCGCATTCGCCTTCGCATTCGCAGCGACCGTGCGCCCGGTGGACGCGGATACGCTGGCTGATGGACTTCCATGCTGCCGGATAGACGCGTTTCGAGCCGCTCACGTCCGGCGGCCCTCGAAGCCGGTCTTATCGCCCATGCGTCCCCTTCGCCGGCTCGGGCGAGGCGAGGGCGGCGCGGAATTCAACGAGCGTGCAGGGGTCAGGCAACTTGAAATACTCGAAGGCCGCCTCCAGATCGCTCAGGCCGCCGGTGGTCACGATCTCCACGCCATTCCGGAGAAAGCACAAGGCGAACTGATTGACCATGTCGCCGTACAGTCCCCGCAGCCGATCCCGCTCCTCGGTGAGGCGGGCGAGCTGACCACGGGCACAGTCACCGCAGAGAGGGCCCGGCGTGTTATCCCACCAGATGTCCTCGGAACAATCCGAGCAGCGCTGGAGGGTCAAGTGTTCGCCACTCGGCATCGAGGGCGCCTCGATGGGGTCGGTCATCGCTCGCTCCTCTCGGCGGGCGCGTCCCACGTCTCTACGAAACAACGTGGGCACATGATGATCGACGCTTTGTTCCAAGGGCCGAGGTAGGACGGCCCGCGTATGGGCAAGACGATGTTCGGCAAGTAAATTTCGCGCTCCTCCATCTGGTGCTTTAGACAGGTCACAATTGCCCTCTCTCCGCGGGCGCGTCGGTGCGCTCGACGGCGGGGGCGGCGCGGGCTCGGAATCCGTCAGCCATCGCATGGAGCATGGCTCGTATCTCTGCCACCGCAGCAATGTTATAAGCATCAGTTACTAAAACCGGGGTAGTCGCCGCTCCGTCAAGGCATGCTGCCGCCGCCTCCCACGTCGCCGCCCGCTCGGTCGCCGCGAAGGCGTCGAACTCTCTTGCAACGGCAAGCCGCCATTGCTCGTCGAACTCGGGGCCATCCTCCTCAAACGTCCCTCGAACAGTAGAAAGGGGATACCACGCCATAATCTTCTCGGCCTTCTCCGCCGCTGCCGGACTCGGGCGGGCGGTCATGGCCATTTCGTAATCTCCTTCCATCCCTTCGCAGTCCAGCGGTGGCCCCGTCTGTTCCAGAAGCCTTCGCGCTCCATCCGGTCCCAGTATTCCGCGCAACAGTCCCGGTTGAGATCGGGCTCGCACGGGCGGCCACAATCATCCTCAACCTCATCCGCTCGTTCGTCGTCGACGCTCATCCCGTCCTCCCCTCCTCGGGCTCGCCGAAGGTCATCTCTTAGCCTCTTTCTCAAACTCGTAAACATGGCGCACGAGGCGCACGGAATAGACTCCGGGGCCGATACGGGTCGCCTTGAGGTCATGCCCTTCTCCGTTGCGAAAGTGAAGACTCGTGCCGTAGTAGAGCAAGACACGTCTCCAGTCTTTGAGGGAGAGGGTGACGGTCGCCTCGTCGGTATCCCAGAGATGATGAATCAGATCGTGTGGTGCCTTCGCCTGTTCGCTCTCCTTCTGGCTCACCGCAGCACCTCCGTCGGGTTGCGTCGGACCATATTGAGAATGAGTTCCTCCAACGCCCAATACGCGAGCGCCAGGGCATCGGCCTCGTCATCGGTATCCACCCGTTTCCACCGCCGGGCGACGGCCCCAAGCATGGCGGCCTTGTCGGCGTTGCCTTTTCCGGTCGCCCATTTCTTCAACGTGGCGCTGTGCAGGCTCGAATGCTCGATTCCATGCCGCGCGCACCATTCATGGATGCGGGTCGAGAAGCCGGCGGCGATCTCGGTGGCTGCGCCCCCTCGCTGATGCGGCATCTCGTAGACCACGAGCTCCGGCTTCCGCTCGAGCCAGGCATCGAGCCAGGCGTTGAACCGGACGAAGCGCCAGCCGGAGCTCTCCCCGCGCTTCAGGTCGAAGATCTGGACGCCGCTCTCCATCCGGGCGCCGTCCCAGAATGCCCAGCCGCAGTGCGAGCCGAGGTCGAGCGCGAGAAGCTTCATCGGCTGGCTCATGGGGCCGTCGCCTCACCAGCCCGCCGTCCGGTCCGCATTTCCTCTGCTCGGGCGCGCATCGCCATCTGAAAGGTCTCGCCCGCGCCTTCGTACACCTGTGCAGCGGACTCGCCGATGAGGCCCGATTCCCTGACGAGGTTGTCGAGCGCAAGCTTGAAGAAGTTGTGACAGGCCATCCAGCCATCGACGTAACGAACGCCGCCGCGCTCGGTTTTGAGATCATGAATCCGCGCGTAATCGTTCAGGATCGTCTCCCACGCGGAGCGCAAATCCTCTAGCAGATCGAACACGACGCGCTTATCGGCGAGGCCCATCGCAACCGGCTGGCTCACCACAGCACCTCCTGGCGCAGGGTCATCTACCGCCCATGACTCCGGATCGTCGAGGCGATCGCCGAGATCTCGTCCTGGAGCCCTTTGCGGTCATTGCTCCGCATGGTGGCTTCCTCGGCATGCTCCTTCTTCATGTCCTCCAGTTCACGGACCTTCTCCGCGAGCTTCGTGCCCGCCTTCTTGAGTTCGGCGTCGCTCATTGGGATAAGCGGTGGTTGCGCGAGATCCTTGTCGATCGCGGGTTGTGGCGTCTTTTTCTTCGGGGACATAGGGGCTCCTGTCAGGAAGCGAGTTCGTTCACGTCGATCGCCAGCAGCTTGCACGCGCAGAGCAGGACGTTCCGCTTGCTCTCGAAGGACTCGACGCTCGTCAGCGCCCCGACGACGATCGAGAGGGCCTCCAGCTCGGAGACCAGGCCGTTGGTCGACGCGCCCTTGTTCGGCTTCAGCGGATGCCGCCGCGTGATCGCCCTGCGCCTCTTGGCGGCGCGCTCAGGCTTCGACACGCCCCCCCCCTCACGCTTCGTGCCAGCGTTCTCCGGGCAGAGCTTGTTGTCGGATCGGTGATCGCCGCCGCAGTTCTTGCAAGGTTTCATCGGGGTCTCCTCATGTGGGACGGTGGATCGGGCCATCGCCAACGCAGCGATCCCCGCCATGCCGTGCGCGTCGATCAGATGGGCGGCCAGAGCGCCCGGATTCGCGAACTCTTCCTCGTTGTCCGCACAACTCGGCTTCGGGCAGGTGACCGTCATGCTGCGGCCTCCGGCCCCGTGCCGCCATGGACGGCCAGCCACCCCGCCGCCCAATCCCGCGGCATTCGGCCCGCGAGCGGGTCGAGGGGCGGGAGAGGCTTGGGCTGCTGGTAGGCGGTGACGGCGCCTCGATACCAGGGCATCGCTTCGAGCACGAACGCCTCCCCGTGCTGATAGGCCCGCGACCGCTGGCCCGCGACGAACCGGCTACAGCGGTTGCTGCACATCTTCCGTGACGACCCCTTCGCTCGGGACACGATGGCGCCGCACGCCGGGCAGAGGGGCGCGGGGCGCGTGGGTCGTGGCCCCGTCTGCAACGAGGGCGCATCGCCTCTCACGGAATGCCCCATCATGCACGTCCACAGCTCCACCGCGGGCCAGCCAGCCTCGACCGAGCGGCGGGCGGTCTCCAGGTCCAGGAGCAGGGGAAATCCGTCGCGTAGGCACACCCTGGCCCGCTGGGTGGCGATCTCGGGGGTGGTCATGAGCTGTGCCGGAGTGTGTCCAGGATGCTGTGAGGCAACTGTGCGGCAAGGATGTATCCGACAGGGGCGACCAGGGCCCGCCCGGGAGAGGCGGCCCCTGGTCTAACTGCTTGATTAGCTAGCTGGGGCGTCCTTGGCAGGACTGATGCTAGGCGAGGCCAGGTTCTACCCCAATATGCCGCAGACGGCATAGAAACCCTTTCGTCAGCGAGTGATAGGGACGACAGCGGCGGTCGGTGTGCTGGAACTGTGCGGCGCTGGCGCAAGGCGGTCGGCCTCGATCAGCGTCAACGCGCGCCGCATCCCCTCGATGTTCGGCCGCTTGTAGCGCCGGGCCGAGGACAGGGACTTGTGCCCGATCATGTCCATGGCCGTGAACAGGTCGACGCCGGCGAGCTGGGCCGTGTCGTAGGCCGTGTTCCGGAAGGCGTGATAGGTTCGGTGGCCGAGCTGGGCCACGGCGAGCGCCTGGTGAAAGCCGCGGCGGAACCGATCGTCGGTGATCGGCAGCCCATCCACGTGGAACACCAGCGCGCAGCTCAGGCGCCGCGCGGCCGTCCGCCGCGCGAGGAGCTCGGCCATCCTCGGTTCGATCGGCCGCACCCGGGGGTCATCCGTCTTCGTCTCGTCCAGGAAGAGGAGCCCACGCTTGCCATCCACGCGATCCCAGGTGAGCCCGAGCACCTCCGAGATCCGCCAGCCCGTCAGCGACCCGAAGCGGCAGATGTCAGCGACCCAGGGCTTCGCGGCCGCGCAGAGCCGGTCGACCTCCGCCGGCGTCCAGAGAGCCTTGGGCGTCAGCGGGACATGCACCCGCGGGGCGCTCGGCACACTGGGCAACCGATCCTTTGCCCACCGGAGCGCCGCATACAGGCCGTGGAGTCGCGTGGAGACGGTCCCTCGGGCAAACCCCTTGGCCAGCTTGGCCTGGATCTCCCGCTCGAGATCCTCCGTGGTCAGCCGGGCCGGCACGAGGTGTCCCCACCAGGCGCCGAGGGCCTTGATCGTGCAGGCGAAGTCGACCGGGCGCTTGACGCCTTGGATCAGGCGGTGGGCCCTGTACTCCTCGAGCAGCTGCGTGACGGTCAGCCGCTCCGTCCGCGGCGGCAGGATCGAGCCACGCGCCAACTGCTCGCGCTTCTGCTCGAGTCGCCGCTTGAGCGCCTTGACGGCGTCGTCCCAGGTGACCCGGCCGGCCGGGCGCCCGACCAGCTTGCTGACCGCCTCGCGGCGGTCTCCTTTGGCGTACCAGGCAATCCAGAGCGCGTCCCCACGATGGTAGATCGTCCCCTGCCCTCTCATGCCGAGACCGCCTTTCTGCGGGGCCCCGCCCCGCGATCCAGGAGAATCTGCTCCAGTCGCTGGGCGGAGACGCGGACACACGTCCGGCTCCGAACCACGACGGCGGCATTGTAGGGGGGTTTCGTGAGCCACTTTTGCATAGTTGCCGGGGCGATCTGGAGCCGCGCGGCGGCCTCGGCGATCGTCAGCGCCCGATCTTCTGGGACGGCGCGGCTGTCCGCCGCGCGGCTCGCGGCCGGGATCATCGCCGTGGTGATTTCTTTTTCGAGCAGGTTGAGATCCCGCAGCAACGCCCAGAGCGCCTCGAACGGGAGGACGTCGAGCCGCGTCCGATCCTGGGCGACCTCGGCGAGGGTTGGGACGGGGGTCATCAGCGAGATCCCTTCTTCATTGCTCGGGCGCGGCGAGAAAGCGTCCGTTGGGCCCCCGGGCCCTGCCCCTTGCACCCGCAACCGAGCGCGTCCTCGTGAAGGACGTGTCCAGCGCACGGTGGGCACAGACTCCGCGGACCGCAGCATGGCACGTTGGGCAGGCCCGACCGGCTAACTGACGCGCGAGTGAACTAGACAAGCAGGCCTCCGAGCATGTCTTGAGCCCGCGCTTGTACCTAAAGGACCCGAGCTCGACAGGTTGGCCGCACTCCGAGCAGCGATGATTCGGGTCGCGCCGGGAGCGGCGGCGAGCCGCAACTTTCTCGACGATGGTATTCGTAAGCGAGGCCTCACGGAGCTGGGCCCCCGGATGGGACTGACGATACTGCGTTGGTGTCATTCCGTGCAAATATCGCAGGTGGGCCATAAGGCAGCGGAGCCGGACTCCGCAGAACAGGCACACAATGGATCCGCTCGTCTCTTTTCGAGTCGACCGGCGGAAGATTCTGGCTGTTTTGAGCCGCCCGCGACGTCTCGGCATAAAACTCGTCACCGATCCGTCAGGGTGTCGAATCGACCAGGCGTTATTCGTCATGTTCCTCGCTCGAACAAAGGGTCATCAGCCAACCAATCTTAGGCTCCACCAAGGAAGTTCAGTTGTCTCCAGCTCCGGCGCATTGAGCCGCGCGACGAGCGCCCGCGCCTTGGCCGTATCGGTCGCCTCGGCCATGAAGACCTGGGCGCAGGCGACGATCGTCCTGCGGACCTCCGGCGGGTACGGGACGCGGAGGCGGCCGGCGGCCAGATCGGCCTGGATCGTGCGGGCCTGGTCGATCGCCTGGTCGAGCGTCATGGCCAGATTCGCCCAAAGATGGCGTGAAGGAGTGCTCCGATCACTATCCAGAGAACGATGCGAAGCATGGGCCGCAAGCGTGGACGCATGTAATCAAGTGCTCGATAGAAACCGAGCATCTGCACAAGGCTCGCAGGCGGGTCAACCCCGAGCGTCAGCGGACCTTTGATATCTCGACCGCACTTACTGCAGATGCCAGAAAAGATTCCGAAACTGCGCCCTGCGGCTAGCGCCCTGGCTTCGGCCAGCACTGTGATGATCTTGACGTCCCCGCACTTGCAGCGGATGGACTCAGTCATCATGCGGGGATGATCTGTAATCACGCCGCCGTCCCGCTCATGATCCGCCTCGTCCGCTGGACGGCGTCCCGATCCTTGGCGAGGAGCCCCTTGACGAGCGCGAGCAAATCATGGAGCGCCGCCGGATCGGCCAGATCCAGCGTCGTCGTCCCGCAGAGGTCCTCGCAGATCTTGTCCCAGACCTCTGGCGTTGGCTGCCGCTCGAGCTTCGCCTTTTCCGCGTCGATCAGCAGGACGATGGCTTGCCGTTCATCCGGCTCGTCGATGCCGGGGATGCCCGGGCCCTTCGGCTTCTCAGCCTTCGCGGGGTCGGGCGGGACGAGGGAGCCGCCTGTCGATTCAGGCGCTGCGGGCGCAGGGATCGCCTCGGCGCCAGTGGCGACAGGACGACCCGCTCCTCCTTTCGCCCAGGCGGCGAGCAGCTCGCCAGCTTTCTCGTCCAGCGGCTTCGTGAGGTCGATAACCTTCCGGTGCTGCTCCTGGAGCTTGATCGGTTGCGGCACCCCCGGCTTGTCCGGCGTGAGGATGAAGCTGGCCGTCAGCTCGAAGAGCAAGTTCTTCTCGCAAATCGGGATCCAGCCCTTGAAGCCGGAGAGCGTCTGCTTGGGGACGATCGCCATCTTGCCGGTCGCGGGGTCCTTGACCATGTCGATCTTGTCCTCCGCCCGGAGGCAGAGGATCAGGTGTGCGCGGCTTTGGAGCAGCCGCTGCACCATATGCTTGTGCTCCGTCTTGGCGCGAATCCAGGACGACATTTTATAGACTTCGTGAAGTTGCCACTCGGAGCGCGAGTCGCCGCTCTTCTGGGCGCGCTGTACCTTCTCCATTAGCTCGGCTTCCTGCATATCAAGGATGCCGCCCTCCCCCGACCACTCGTGCGAAAAGTTGTCAACAACGACGACGGGGTAAGCCGCCGCCGCCTTGATCGCCGCCTCGAAGGCGCTCGGCTTGAAGGGCGGCAGGAGGTCCACATGGTCGAACTCGAACTGGTCCGCGTAGTGGAGGGCGCGACGGGCCTCCGTGTCGATCACCGCGAAGCGCTTGCCGCCAGCCATGCCCTTGGCCAGGCGCATGGCGCTGTAGGTCTTCCCGCCACCTGACGGACCCGCGACGCCCAGGATCAGCGTGACGTTCTCGCGCTTCGCCGGTCGGAATTCGTAGCTCATGCCTTGCTCTCCACCGGAGCGACCGGCTCGCCGTCCACCGCGACCACCATGCCATCCTCGATGACGATCCCGATCTTGCCCGACGTGTCGACCTTCTCCAGCCAGACCTGATAGTCCTGCGCCTTGGCCATCTCGGCGATGAGCGCGACATTGCTGTCGTCGAGGAGCGAGCCTTCCTTGATGCGGATCACTCGGAGCTTCGGGTTGGCCGCCATCGCGATCGCGACGGAGACCTTGAGCTGCTCGGCGGACGAGGCTTGGCCGAACGGGACGCCCTCATAGGTGACGACGCCGTCGCCGAAGGACAGGCCGGGCACGGGCATCGGCGCCTTGGCGATCGCGTCGGCCTTGACCTTGGCGCGCGCCTCGATCCGCTCGCTCAGCGTGTCCGACTCCACTTCGGCTTTCTTCGCAGAGTCGATGAGGGCCGTCTTGCGAGAGCGCTGCTCGATGCCGCGATTGACGACCTCGGCGCGATCCAGCTCGGTCCGTATCGCGGCCACGTCGATCGGCGAGGGCTCGACCAGGTCGGCGACCGCTTCGCGCGGCTCCGCCTCCAGCTTGTCCGCCAGCACAATGAGGTCGCGGGCCTCAACCTCGAGCCGGTCCGCCTCGGCGCGCATCTTCTGGACGGCCGCGGTAGCCTCCTCGACCTTGAGGCGAGCAGCCTTGATCTCCTCATCGATCGTCGCGTTTCGCCGGCGCACGCGCTCGACATCAGCGGCGTGAGCGGCGCGCACGCGCTCGATCTCGGCTGCCCGGTCCGACGCCTCGCCGAACCGATTCTTGAGCGCTGCCGTGTCGATCGCCTCAATCGGCAGCCCGCCCGGCACCGCGATCCCCTCGGCCTGGGCGCGCAGCGACTTCGCTTCCCGGTTGATCTCCGTCCGCTTGTCATAGTCCGTCCGGGTCAGCCCGTCGAGCTGATCCAGATCGACCTCGAGCGGGACGATCTTCCGGAGTGACTCGAACTGCTCGCGCGGCTCCTGGTTGACGAAAGCCAGCGGGTCGAAGGTCAGCGCGCCGAGGAGCTTGTCGAGGATGCCCTGGGGCGACGTGAAGCGCGCACCCTCGGCCGACTCAACGGTCAGGATCGAGCCCTTCTCGTTGAAGCGCCGCTCGACCACCAGCTCGCCCAGGTCGAGGCGGATCCGCGCCTTGGTCGCCCCCTTGCGGATCGGCATGGCCTGGATGTGCTGCGCATTGGAGAGGGCGGCCCAGATCGCATCCAAGACACTGGTTTTGCCAGCACCGTTGGCGCCCGTTATCTCGACGAGTTCACCCTTAGGCGTGATCTCTACGGCCCGCAGCTTCTTGAAATTCTCCGCGACCAAGCGAACGATCTTCATTCTGTCCTCGCGAATTCGCCGTGGAGTTCGCAGGCCGCCTCGCAGTAAGCGGCGTGCGCCTCCTCCGGTGTGTTGAAAAGGCCGAGGTAGTGGCGCCGACCATCCTTGTTGATGTTCGCGCCCCACTTTCCCGCCGATGTGTAGAAGCTGACCCCCTTGAAGCCGCTAGTGCTGTCGCGGCGCAGGCGGGAGTTGGCAATGTTCTGCGAATGGGTGACGGGCCGAAGGTTGGCAATGCGGTTGTCAGCCGTGTCGCCGTTCTCATGATCGAGCCGACCGGCGGGCCACTCGCCGTGAACAAATAGCCACGCGAGACGGTGGGCCTTGTACTCGTCCCCATCGACGCCGACGTGCCAATACCCGCTCATGTTCATACTGCCCGCTACGCAGCCGACCAAGTCGGGTCGCTGCTTGTTTACCTTCCAAGTGAAGGTTCCGGTTGCCGGGTCGTAGTCGAGGACCGCGCGGAGACGCTCGGCCGTGAGCGAAGTCTTCACGCAGTCCCCCCCATCCCGGCTAGCTGCTCCCCGATCGGTCGCCCATCGTCCCGGATCCCCTCTTCGCGCAGTTCGCGCTCCATCAGCCGGGCTTCCTCCCACGGCGGCAGTTCGGCATAGCAGACCTGCGTCGGGTAGCCGGGCCAGCGGCCCGTCTCCAGACAGGCCGACCAAAGCGCGATCGCGCGCTTGACCTTCCGATCGGCCAGCTCGAGCGCGTCCGGGGCGAGCCCAATGACCGACAGCGCGAAGGGCTTGAAATTCTCCTGGCAAATAAATCTGAAAGCCGTCCCTCGGGCGCCCCCGCCGCTGATCGCCCGGAGCCCGCGCAGGTAGAACGCGGCCTGCACATCGTAGCCGGAGTTGAAGAGGAGTCTGCTCCATGCGTCCGGATTGGCAGAGGCCGAAGTCGTCTTCAGATCGTCGATCGCGGAGTGGTCGTCATGGAGCCAGTCGAGCCGCGCCCGGCACCAGATCTCCCCTTCCCGCCAGATCAGCGTCTGCTCCGGCTTGCCGCCAGCGAACGGGATGGGCGTGGCCTCGTGTTCGCCGAGCTGCCGGCGTGCTGCCTCGGCCATGGCCTGGATGTCCTCCCAGTGCTTCGCGAGGAGCGGGATCTTGCCTTCGAGCCGCGCCGCGTCCCGCTGGCTTTGCGCGTCCTTCGTCCGCCAGTCCTTCGCGTCGACAATGACGAAGCCCGTCTCCCCTTCGAGGAGGTAGCTGTGCGCGGCGCTTCCTAAGTCAAAAATCTCCTTTTCTTCCCTTTCGAGAGTAGGGCTGAGCCTCGGGTGCTCAGTAAAGGCGTGAAGCGGCGAGTAGCCGAGCAGCGTCCGCGCGATGGAGGAGGAGAGCGAGGGCGCCGGGCACGGGTCTTGATGGTAGGTATCGGCGGTCATCTGATGAATGCCGGGCTCGATCTCAGACACGGGCGTCCTCCAAGTTGAAACAGGAATCGCATACGGTCCCGAACCACTCCACGACCGCGCGGTGCACCGGGTCGACGTGGACCGCCTGGCCGCAGAGCGCGCAACGGAGGCCGCCCGGGGGCACGCGACGCTCGGTGGGGAGCGGGCCGGGCCGCGCGCCCTCGCAGCTCCACGCGAGGTATTGCTCCATCGTGTACGCGCCCTCGCACCGGCGGCACTGCGCGAAACCGAGCGGGGCCGGCTTGGAGAAGTCGAGGTCGTGGTGGACGAAGCGGAGCCCCGCGTGACACGTCATCGCACGTCCCTCCACGCCCGCCGGAGCATCGTGACGACCACCGCCGCGACCGTCGCCAGCAGGATCGCGCTGCCCATCAGCCTCGCCGCCGAATGGGGACGACTGCTGCGGCGGGCGGCAGCTTCCGGCCGCGCCGTTCCTTGCGCTGCATTCCCGTGAGGAGCGTCCAGCCATGTCCCGCGCAGGTCGGGCAGCACTGCCGCTGCCGGGTGTCGAAGAGGATCTCGCAGTCGAGGCAGAGCCCGGCTGCCCGATGGGGGATGGCCGGATGGACGAACACGGGCGGCAGGCCGAAGAAGAAATTGCCGATCGCCGTCCGGATCGGATCGAACCAGCGCGCGGCAGCGTGAAGCGGGAGCCGCCAGAGCGTGTCCAGCGCCGCCGGGTCCGTGTGCTCGCGGGTGGGCATGGGAGCCTCCTTGCTCACGCGCCGCTCGGTACTCATCGTCGGCACCAATCGCAGGGAACGTTGTCCTCGGGATGAAGGCAGCAGCAGGTGTCTTCACCACACTCATGCGAGGAGTAGCCCGTGCCGCTGCAATTGGGGCAGTCCTCCCCGTCGTCAATGGCAAACTCCGGATCACTTGAGCGTGTCATAACGATCTCCTCAGAACGCGAACAGCGCGAGCACGCCGCACCAGGCGATCGCCGCGACGATCGCGAGAATGGCCGCGACGACGTCGTCTCGCATCGGGCGCGCTCCCCGTGTGCTCACTATGTCTTCGCTCCGTTGATCCTCTGCCGTCCCCTTCTCACCATGTCTTCCGCGTTGTCATCGCGGTTTCCGAGCTTCAGGTGATCGGGTCTTACGCAGGCTGGAACATCGCACTGATGCAGCACCCACATACCGGACGGGATCTCCCCGAAGGCCAAGAACCACGAGAGGCGATGGGCCTTGACCAAACCGTCTCCGCGTCGACCAAGTTGAAAACGGCCATAGCCGAAGTGATCTTTGGCGTTCTTCCAAAGCCAACAGCCCGGCCCCTTCTCGACTTTCGACCAGAAACGGAAAAGGAAATACTCCGTGACCGGGATGTCCGACAACGTTCGACAAGCCCGCTGAGCCGTGTCCGACGTTGTCATCCAACTGTCACCTTGTAGAGTTTCTGCGACTGCTTCATCGTGTGACCCGTGAGCACGCACTCTCGGATGTATCGCGACAGTTCGTCGCCCTCTTCAATAGCGGCAGCCTCCAAGATTTCGCGCAGCGAGGGCTGGATGCGGAACGTGATCCGATCGTCTTTCGATTCCAACTTGGCGAGCGGCCGGCGCTCAGGCATGGGACTGTCCGAAGGGTCTGCCCTTCCGGTTCGCGGCGCGCGCCAGAGACTTCAGCCGCCACCGGAACTGGCTCTCGGGCACTTGGTAGAACCGGCCGCTGGGCTTCCCCGCCTGGCTGGTCTCCCTTGTCGGGGGCACGCCGAGCCGGGCCATCTTCCGCCAGGTCTTGGGGCTGGCTGACCAGATGTGGACGATCTGCTCTTCTTCGTCCCAGCGGATCGTCGTTTCCTGCTCATTGCGCGTCAGGCCCATCTACCGGCCTTTCCCCGGGGTCACACCCCCGGATGGCTACAGGACCCTAGGAAGCCTCGGCAGTTTCGGGAATCGCTCGGGTAGCACGAGGCCCCACGGGCTTCTGGAGGCCATTTTCGAGTTCGGCCAGGAGCCGCTTGGCGGCTTCCACCACCTTTCGGCTCTTGTCGCGGCCAGCCAAGACGTTGCAGACGTGGGGCGGTCTGGCGCCAGCGGCCGCGGCCACCGCAAGCTGCGTGATGCCATGGGCCTTGAGTTGGCGCCGAAGGCGGGCTAGCTTTGGGTTGGGCTTGGTTTGGGTAGCCACGGCGCGGAGCATACCACGCGGTGCGTACCACGTGTCAAGGACTAAAAATATGGGCCCCAAGGCTCGGCGATCAGAGCGTTCATTCCCCGGCGTTGGCAAACGCCTCGTGCGCCGACTCGCCCAACTCGGCTATCAACGCCGGGACGGCAGCCCAGATGTCCCGCGCTTTTGCGTAGAGAAGGTCTTCCCTAGTCAGCAGGTCTATCGCTGGCTTGCGGACGAGACGACGCCCGGCTATGCGTATCTCCAGCGCCTCGCCAAGGCTCTCGATGCGCCGATGGCGTGGATTCTCTTGGGGATGGAAGCCGTTGACGACATTCATGAACATGAACTTCGACATGCCCCAGGGTCAAAGCGAGAGCGTCGTCATTCGCTGCGAGATGTGCTCGGCGATTGATCTGCTACCCGATCGCCCGGGCGCTGATGCTGAGACGACGGAGAGGAGGGACCGACCGATGGACGCCGTAATCATCCTGCTGGGCGGATTCCTCTATCTCATCACCGCCGGCGCGCTCGTGCCCTGGGTCGCCCAGCAGAAAGGGCGATCTGGCTTCGGATGGTTCCTGATCGCGCTCTTCTGGACTCCGCTTTTCGCCTTGATCGCCCTCGCGGCCGTGCCGGATAAGCTCGGGCCGGTGGTCGTCACCGTAGAACCGCCTGAGCTCGATGAGGCCCCCGAGTTCAAATGGCGGAAAGGATAGCTGCCATGCGCAGGGTAACGATCACAGTCGCCATCCTCCTGCTCCTCGGCTGCGCCGGCGCCCACAACCTCAAGCCCGGCATCCCGCGCGGGATGCTCGAAGAGGGCTTCGACAAGACAACCGAGGGGATCTCGCTCACGGTCCGGAATCGCGATCCACTCGAGGTCTGGGACGCCACGGTCCGTGGCGTCGTGACGATTCTGCGCGGCGACCGGCAGACGCGACTCGTGGACCAGACCCCGCATCGGCTGATCAGACTCGAACGGAAGGATTTCCTCGGCACGTTCCCGCAGTCCTATACCGGGATCTTCCTCAAGGCAGAGAAGGACGCTGTCGTCGTCGAGGTCAGCAAGATCAACTGGGGCCGGATGCAGGTGACGGAATGGGGACCGACGGAAGGCGACTATCTCCGGGCGATCCAGCGGGAGCTTCGCCAACCCTAGCTCCCCGGGTCCGCCTCATGCTCCGCGCTGAGGCGATAGACCCGCGCCGCAGCCTGGAGCGTATAGACCCGCGCCGCAGCCTGGAGGATGAACCGAGGGGACGGGACGGCCAGTAGCGGATTCAGACCCGTCAGGGTCAGGAGGGCCGTCCCCGGCACGATCTGGACGGCACCATTGAGGAGCGGGATTTGCCCGCTCAACACCAGGGCCGCGACGCTGGGCGTCAGGCGGACATCGGTCAGGAGCCCCGGGAGGAGGCCTCCGAGGGTGAGGGCGCCAGCGCTCGGGGAGAGTCCGCTGCCCTGCGCTGGCGTGGCCCCCAGGAGGCTCAGGAGACCACTGCCCGGGACGATCTGGACATCGCCCCCGACAAGCGGCGCGAGCCCGGCAAGGACCAAGGCGCCGGCGCTTGGCGTGATCTGAACGGCCCCGCCGAGCTGGGGTAGCTGGCCGCTGAGGAGCAGGGTGCCGACTGATGGTGTGAGGCGGAGATCGATCAGCCGGGATGGGGCTATGCCAGAGAGTAGGAGACTGCCCACCGCCGGAGTCACCCGGGTATCGGACAGGCGGAACGGGGCGAGCTCGCCGAGCGTGAGGATCCCCGTCCCCGGGAAGAGCCCGCGGTCCTGCCTCGGCTCGAACCCCGCTAGGGTGAGCAGGCCAGTGCCGGGCACGATCTGGACCGCGCCGCCGATGGTGGGGAGCTGGCCTGTGAGGACCAGCGTCCCGGCGCCAGGTGTGATCTGGGTCACCCCGCCGATGGTCGGGGCCTCCCCTGTGAGGAGCAGACTGCCAGAGGCGACCGTGAGGCGGGTATCGACCTCCAGGGTGGGGGCGACGCCTGAGACAATCAGGCCGCCCGCCCCAGGGGTCAGCGCCACGCCGCCCGACTGGCTAACGCTCGGCGCGGCGCCTGTCGCTGCGAGGGCACCCACTCCGGGCGTGAGGATCGTCCCGCGGATGAGGGTCGGCGCAAATCCCGCCAGCGTGAGCTCGCCGCGGAGTGCCGTAGCAGATGGGCTGTCGCGGTAGAGGACCAGTCGCCCCGTGTTGGGCTGAACGACGACGCTCCCTGCCGCTTGCAGGAACATGGAGCGCTGCGTGACGCCATTCACATCCTTGACGGACAGGGCGAGGCGCGACGGGGCCACTTCCAACAGCACATACCCGTTGTTTTCCCAGATCCCACCGCTCCAGGTCCCCACGGTATCGAGGTTGTTGAAACCCTCACCGATGAAGTTCGGCGGCGGGACAATGACTTCGGGAAAGACGGCACTCGTTCCATCATCGAGCGCGCCCATATGGACATCCCCGGACACGAACACGACGCCGGCGATACCATTGGCCTGGATGTACGCGATCAGTTCATCCTGTTCCGTGGTAAACCCACACCAGTTGTCGGTCTCGGGATTGGTCTTGAGCGCCGTCGGATTCCACGGCACCTGGGTCATGATGATCTTCCACGTCGCGCCCGAGGCCGCCAGCCCGTCCTTCAGCCATTGCTTCTGTCCCGTTGCCCCAAGGGCATCGCCGTCCAGCATGGACTTGCTGGCATTGTCCGTGTCCGTGTTCAGATCGCGCTGGCTCCGCGTATCGAGGACAAAGAACTCCGCGAGCGTCCCGCATGCGAACTTTTGCCAGATCCCGCCGGCGATGCTCGGGAGCGTGTAGGAAGGATAAAACCGCTTGAACTCAGCCTTGGACACGACATCTTTCCAGGGATACGTTTTGTTCGCGTTGTTGGATCGATAGTCGTGGTCATCCCACGTATGAAATGTCGGGTACTTCCGCAGGATGCTCGCGACAAAATCCGGCATGCTGTAGGGCGGCCCGCCGTAGGCGTTGCCATCAAGGAGCCGATTCCACATGGCACGAAACGCTGTCCGGGCCGCGATGGGGTCCGCCCCCGTGCCCGGATTGCCGTGATCAAAGTCGCCGCCGATCCAGACGAGATCCGGCACCTCGGCGTCGCCGCTGACGAATGCCGTGCCGGGGGGCTCGCTCGGCGACGCATCCATGTCGTGGAAATCCGAGAAGCAGACGACTCGCAATGTGGTGGGCGCGGTCGGCAAGGTCTTGAAGGTGTGGATGGCCGAACTGGCCGCATCGCCAACGGCCTGGTAGTAGTAGCGCGTCCCCGCCGTCAGCCCCGTGACCGACGTCATTCGCGTAAACCCGGTCGAGGCATTCGCCGACGTCGCGACCTCCGTCGCGCCCGTGAGTGCCGGGTCGGTGCCGTACTTCAGCGTAAAGTCCCCGCCGCTATCGAGCACGGTCAGAAACTTGGCCGTCGTCGCGGTCACGCCGCCGACAAACGGGCCCCGCGCAATACTGGTATTGCTCGCGTCCGGGGTGGCGGCTGCAATCTCGAGCGCGATCCCACCCCACTTCGACGCCGTCGACCATGTGACCGTCGCCAGCGCGTCCGGTGCGACTTTCCACTCGGCGTTGCCCGTATGCGTCGGCGTGATGTAGGCCTGCTGGGTGCCAAGGGTGAAGCCAGACTGCTGGACGAGCGTCACCGTTCCGTCGACACCGAAGCCCGCCAGGACACTGTTCGAATGGTTCAGGAAGTCCGCGAGGACGACGAAGGCGCGATCATCACCCGTGTCCGCATAGTTGGTGACGGCCTGCACGATGGCGTCCGCGCCATTCGTGCCCGTCGTCTTGGACCCCGTGATACTGACGACGTTCGCAAAGCAGCCTGTTTGGTTGCTCGGGAACGTCACCGTCAGGGCACCCGCTGACGGGCTGACAATCAGCGAGCGATAGGCAGTCAGGCGGCGTGTGGGCGATGCCGCAGTGTTGAACGTCACCGTGGCCACTTGGGTCCACGTCTGTCCGTTGCCTGTGAGCGAATCCGGCAGGTTGGGCGCGGACGCCTTACTGTTGCCGACGAAGACAATGACGATCGCGCCATCCGGCGGCGTCCAACTCGCCCCGGAAAACACGGCGGCGAGGGTCGTATCATTGAAGCTCGGCGTTGGCTGATCCGTGAAGGCGTTCGCCATCTACATCATCCGATCCTGTTTCGCTCCACAGAGTCGCACATGGAGAGCCCACGAGGCCGCGGAGGAGAGGGCACGCCTATCCTCGCGGGCGACATGCAGATAGACCTCCCCCGAGGTCCCACACCGCTGAAGACACTCCCCCGATCACGCGAGCGTGAACACGCCCGTCGCGGCCGGCAGGATGCTCAGTGTATTCGGTGAGGCGATCGTGAACTGCGCCGAGGAGAGCGAGGCAAAGCACAGCACCTTGCCCGCGCCCGCCCCCGTCGAGTTCCGGATCAGCGCGAACCGGATGTTGATGAGCGACGACCCAGAGGCCGTGAAGACGAGCCCCGCCGTCGTGTACGTGAATTTGTACTGCTTGGCCGAGGCGCCGACGGTCCACTGCCCCGTCGCCGGACCGATGTTCCGCCCGCCCGCCACGTAGCCGCCGCGCGCCGAGATCTCCGAGCCGATCGAGGCGAACGTCGAGCGCGTCGAGAGCACGATGATGGCCGCGCTCGCCGACGTGCGATGAAGACTGAGCTTGAATACCCCGGCCCCCAATGTAATTGTTCCATTCCCGATGTACTTCTTCGCCTTCGCATAGCAAGTCTTGCCTTCGGCCGGCTCTTTATCCGGCCACTCCGCGTTTCCACGGAGGCTGGGACTATCTCTTCACCCGTTCCCTCGGGTGCGGCGCGCTCGTGGAGGTTTCGACCGGTCTGGCCTACTTCCTCTAGTCTCTGAACCTTCCGAGCATTCCGGCTCGGCTTGGCTGCGGATTCCCTTGCGCCCTGAGAGCGTGTAGGGTTCCCGTCAATTCACGCCGTTTCCATCGCACGTTCCCGTGCGACGAGACCTAGGTGATCTTCCAGGTTCCCACCGCCATGATTCTGTTCCTCCTGTTCAAGCCGTTCGATGAGCTGCCGCATCACAACCACGAGGGGATACTCGGGATGTGACGCCCGGAAAAGCGCGACTTTCGTCTGGCTTTCCGGGGAGAAATAGCCCTTGACCTCCACGTAGGCCCCGAACTCTGGCAGATAGAAGTCCGGGAGATAACTGCATGAGCCAAGGTCGAATCGCCTGGGCTCGTACTGCCACGCCACGCCTCGCACGTCCAAGGTTCTCGCGAAGCGCACCTCATACGAGGACCGAAACTCCACGCCGCGATACAGTGGCTTGGGTCCGTGCCACATCTTCCCGAGAATGTGCGCGGCGTGAGAAGCCGTCTTGGGCTTGCCGAGGGCTGCCGCCCGCATCTTGGCTCTTGTCTCCGCAGAGTGTGGACCGCGGGTCTTTCCTCTCCATGGCGCGAGCCCCGTCTTTATGCCCTTGTTCCACGGGACACTTCCCGGCTTGCGCCCGCTATTGACTCGCTGCTCCGGAGTCATCGTCCGGCCTTTGTTCCATATAGGCTTCTGACGAACATAGACCCCTTTGGGCATCTCAGTGGTTCTCTGCCGCATGGCGAAGCGCCGCCGGATCGTGGCGTTTCGTATCGGCCGCAGCCTGCTCCGCGGCCGCCGTCCGCAGTATGTGGGCTAGCAACCCATCCCCATGGATCTCCAGCTCGATCTCTTCTCCGAGCACCCGGATGAGGTCCAGCATCTCCTGTGCCTGCGCAATCATCCACGGATGGCAGTAGAAGATCCGGCCGGCCTGGACGGAGAGCGGCACGACGACGGCCGAATCGTTTTCCGGCTGGGCGTAGGCGTGGTGTTGGTCGGCCTCGCCGAGGCAGCTGTCGCACCCGTAGAGATGGAATCGCTTGAACCCGAGCATCCGCAAGAGCGGAATCGCGCGGAGGAGCACGGTCGAGCCACCGGGGACGTACCACCACTTCTCGTACTGTGCGTTGAGGAGATCCTTGATGAGGTCCGTGCTCGTATGCCAGAGATAGGTGCGGTCCGCTGGCAATCCCTCGAACACGGAGGGATCACATTGGGAGGAGAGCAGGTACTTGCACCCGTCGACGACGGGCTGGACGAATCGGGCATTGAACGCCCGCGCGTCCACGATGATCTGCGCTGAGGGAGTCAGGCCGTGCGCCAGCGCCCAGTTGTACGCGCCGTTGAGCGTGATGAGCTTGACGCCGGCCGCCCGCTGGCGCTTCATCTCGTTCTCGAAGGCTGGCATGGAGGGCCCGCCGCCGAGGAGCATCACCTCGACGTCGTTCGTCGGATGGGGGGCGACCTGCTGCCAGCCTTGCGCGATATTGTGTTGGACATTCGCCCGGATCTGCTCGTCGGTGACGTTCAGGATGCCCGCCTCGACGATCGCGGGCCCTGCCGTCCACGCCGAGACGTAGAAGAGACACGCGCCGTCCACCTCCTGCGACCAATGGATCACGCAGTCGCGCTCCCGGAACTTCTCCATCCACCAGGCGAACGGGTGGAGGCTCAGATGGAGCGGCTCGCCGATCAGGGCGCCGCAGCGATCCTCGACGGTCGAGATCGAGAAGAAGACGTGCTGGGCGGCCAGCAGGATGTTGTTGAGGACCCGGTCCACCTTATCGGGCGGGATGTGTTCAAGGACGTCCGTGCAAAAGCCATACGGCGCCGCGACGGGCAACTTCTGCTCGAGATCCGCCTTGATGAAGCGGAGCGCGTGGGCCTGCGTTGTCAGCATGGCGCGCACGTCGTCGTCGAGGCAATTGTTCACGAAGTCGAGCATCGTGACGCGGAGGCCGCCGAGGAGCGCCAGCATGAGGGCCCCGCGGCCCGTCCCGCAGCCGAAGTCAAGAACCTCCGAGCCGGCCTTCGGATGCGCTTGGGCGAGGAAGATCTGGGCGAGCTGTTCGCCGGGAGCCACCTTCCGGTATTCCGGATGCGCCCAGAGTTTGCCGTACTTCAGCGCTTCGGGATTCCCCGCGCCGATCGTGATCTCTGGCGCGAAGCCTTCGAACGAGCTGATGCCGGTGTCCACGGTCCCGGTTATCCTTTCATGGTGTGCTGGGCGTGAGGAGAGTGCCGATGACGCGGCTTGGGGCGATGCCGGTGAGGACGATGTTGCCGACGGTTGGTGTGATCCCCGCCCCGCCCGCCGCCGGCACGAAGTACCGCCGCCGGCACGAAGTACCGCCGCCGCACGATGGGGCGGAGCATGGCGTAGGGTTCGGCATAGAACCATTGCACTTGATCGGCGCTGAGAGCTCGCCCCCAAACTGCCAGATGTATCGTCGTGCCATCAAGTTGCACGGCGCCATCGCCGCGACGCCCCATCAAAAGATTCGCCCCGCTTCCCGTGACCGCGCCAGATGTTGTGGGACCCTCAATGGTGGTCCCAACGAAGACTCCGCTTTGGTAGGCCACGCCCTGCGTTTGACAGAGGTTATCCGCAAACGTGTAGACGTATTCATCCACGCGATTGACTACGATGATGCCACCCGTGCGGGTCTCGGTCGGGCCAGCCGCCGTGGCACGGACACAATGAAGTTCCGGCGGTGTGGCATTGTTCGTCCGCATGTCGAAGGGATTGTTTGTGCCTCCATTGCCGGCCGCCTTTATCGCCATGGCGCTGAATGCGCCCGCTGTCCGAATGAGACCACGCCAGAGGACCGTCACGCCGGCAGAGGTCAAATAGGGCGCGTCACCGCCAACGGCGGCATCGGCGAAGACGCTATGCGCCGTACCGCCTGCCGGGCAATCCAAGCCACGAGAGACCAGCACCGGCGCATTGGTCGGCGTGCCTATTGAGCCACGCACCAACTCGCGTGTGCCAACGGGTCCATCGGGTTGACAAAGCACATAGACCTGAAGCCCTCCTGCGAGTGGATGAGTCCGGTCGATCTCCGCCGCCCCATACGGCGGCTTCACTCGCGGATCGGGCCAGAGAAGAGACCGCGGCATCTAGACGCCCTGTTCGTTGAATCGCCGATACTTCAGCGTATTGTTCGCGCTGGCAAAGGCCACGCCTGACTGATTGCGAAGCTGGAGCTTGAAATCGAGCGGGAGGATCGAGCAGGCCCGAGAGACAATCCGTTGCGCTGTCGCGGCGGTGGTATCGAGTTGCAGCGTCGCCAAAAGCGCGGAAGTCTGGAGCGGCTTCGCGGGGTCGGCATAATTCGTCCCGTCGGGTTGGTAGTCGATCCAGATGTCCACGTAGGCCCCTGCTGTTGGCGAGAGCGCGGCCAGCACCAGCTCGAAGGCGATGTACTCGTACAGATCCGTCTCGTTGGCGATCTCCGCGCCGACGGCGACAAAGGCCGCGTTGGCGAGGCTGTTGAGTTCGGTCGTGTAATAGGTGGCGATGGCTTCCGGCGCGGCCCACTTGAATGTCGTTGCCATTTAGCCCACCCCTCCGTTGACCCACGTCGTGCCGTTCCAAGTCGTGCCGTAGCGTTGCCACGGATTCGTCGTCGTTATATCGGTCTGGTACGCTGTCCAGCGGTCCTGAAGAAATCCCTGGATCTGTGCGAGCGTGGCACCGACAGGCACCTGCAACGTCTGGACGTCTTCTACGACGCTGCCATTCTGGAGCGCCGTGTTATCGGCTGCAAGAGCGTCCTTCCAAGCAGACACACGCGTCGGTCCCCACGCAAGCGCATAGAATGGCTGGCGTGTGGCGGGAACGTCCGCCCAGAGTGCATAGGTGTAAAGACGGGGATTCTCGCGGTCTCGCTCTAAGATGATGATGTTCAAACGTGGCATGTCTACCTCACGGGCACCATATGGGTCTCTCCTATGCGTTAGGGGATGACAACGTGCTCGACCTCAACCGCCACACAAGGTGGCGTGTCGGCGACGCACGCAGGGACGCCGAGACGAATGGTGACGGTCGGCACGCTCGGCGGCGGTGGCGGAGTCGGTGGCGGGCTCGGCGCAGGTGGCGTGGCACTCGGCGACAATGCGATGACCCACGAGTACGCGGCCGTGCCCCCGTATTCCCCGGTCAGGTAGAGCAGGCCGCGATCGGTGTCCACGGCGCCGCTCGTGCCGTGCGGCATCTCGCCTGCGGGCAGCGCCTCGCCGTCGAGCGTCTGCCACGGGAACGTGTCGATCCGCACCCACGTCGGCGCCTCTGGGCTCCAGGCCCACACCTGCCACGTCTGGGTCGCCGGGAGCAATTCGACGTAGACGATCTTCCGTGCCGAGGGCACCGCGAACAGATACCCCTTGTCGGCGGGAACGGACATGCAGCACCACGCGCTCCCCGGCAGGGGGCCGACGACCCGCGCCGCGTGCGTGTCCACGTTGTACGCTCCGAACAGGCCGTGCTCGCGGTCGGCGCAGTAGATCGTCCGGTCGAGGAAGGCGAGGTGGCTCTTCATGCAGTTGAGCCCGTTGCCCGTCGTCGGGTAGTAGGTCCATTTGTCCGTCGCCGGGTCGTAGTGATCCGCCACGAGGTTGCCGTTCGATTCGAGGCGAATCAGTTGCCGCGTGGTCGGATCGGCGACGGTCTGCCACGGGAAGTCGTTGCCGACGTAGACCGCCCCGTGGTTCGCCGACCGCACGGTCCATTGCCGCGTCGTCACGTCGAAGTCCATGATCTGACGCCACGGGTACTGCGGATCGCCCGCGTAGGCGCTCGTCTCGCCGGGACAGTTCGCGCTATCGCCCACGTAGAACTCGCCCGGCACCAGCACGAAGCGGTCGAGCCACGCGACCCAGGTGAACCCGACAAAATCCGGGCGCTTCGGGACAACCTCGCCCGGCCCGGCGCAGTAGGCATGTTCCGTCGCCCATCCCGCGTTGACCTGCCCGGGGGCTTGCAGGCGCGCAGTCAGGTCGAGGGAGTGTGTCGCCTGATAGTACGAGGCGCTGCCGAAGTCCACGCCGCCGGGGCCGACGAAGTGGGCGCGCGTGTCGCCACCCGTGAAGTAGAGCCGCTTGGTCTTCGGCGAATAGGCCGCCGTCATGTGCTTTTCGTAGAGCGCGGCGAGCACGCCCGGCCCCGTCAATGCGCTCGGCGCCTTGATGGCGACCCACGTGTCAAGCGGGATGAGCGCCCCAGGGGGAGACGGTGACGGCGCCGGGGGAGGCGTCGGCGGCGGGATCGGCACCGTCCCGGCGAGTTGGTGGTAGAACACACCGCTGTCAACGGTGCTGACGACAAGCAGCCCGTGCGTCTTGGCGACGTAGCGGAACCGCCCCATGTTGCCGGAGGAGACGTAGGCCGGGCCGGGATCGGCGCCCGCGCCTGCGACCCGCATGATCGCCCACGTATCCCGATTGATCGCGTAGAGGTCGCGGCCGCCCGTGTGCGCGAGGTATCGCTGACCCACGGGATCATAGACGAGCCCCGGCCCCTGCGCGGTCACAGGCGCCGTCTCACCCGACGCGGACGCGGACAGGCGCACCCACGGGCTGGCCGCCGTGGACCATGCTTCGAGCCGCCCGCCGCCCAGGACCACGAACACCTGCCGCACGGGATCGTAGGCCGCCGAGGCGTTCCGCTCGGTCCAGTCCGCGGCCCCCTGATAGGCCCATGCCTTCGTGACGAAGGAGAACGAGAGGACGGCGTTGCGCGTCCGCACAAGGACGCGCTCGCGCACGGAATCCCACGCGGCGTAGGTGGCCAGCGACGTGGCGCCGTAATCCCCCGGCGGCCGGTTGGCGAGGCGTTCCCAGGTCTCCGTGTCGCGGTGGTAGAACCACGTCGCGGCCGTCGAGTAGCCAAGGCGCCAGAGCGAGCCGCCGTGGCAGAACATGCCATCGTAGCCGGGAACGTTGACCCGGACATGGCAGGCGTAGGTATGCCGTGCCGAGGGACGCCCATCGGCGGTCATCTCGGTCGTAGGATCGGCCACGTAGGGGCTGCGCGCGGTGCAGGACCACCGCCCCGTAGCGAGCGGGAAGCGGCAGACCTCGTTGCCCGGATAGTCGCCGTGGCCCCCGCCCCAGACGGCAAGCTCCTGCCGGTCCTCGTCCCACCAGCCGCCGGAGTAGTCGAAGAACGAGGCGAGGTTGACACCGGCGATCGGCGCCAACGCCGGACGCAGGGCCGAGGACGGCAGCGCCGCCCAAGTCCCCGACGGCGTGACCGGCTGGGCGAGCGCCGCCGAGGTGGCGAGGGCGAACGCCAGACAGGTGAGCGCGATCCGTCGCAGGAGGGTCATTCCGGGCAGTTCCCCGGCTTGACGCCGAGTGCCACGCCCGCCGCGCACACCTCGCGTTCGAGCGTCAGCAGATAGCGCAAGATCGCCTCCACGTCTTCGCGCACGAATGTCAGGCATCGCTGCGGCCCCGCGCTAGTGTCACAGGGGCTCTCCGTCGCCTGGTTGGCGAGGATCGGACGCGGGGGCAGCGTCACCCGGTACGCGGACAGGCCCGCCGCCGTCCCGCACCCGGAACACGTCAGCAGGATCAAGCTGAGCGTCCACGGGATGCTCCGCCTTGTACCGCTCGGCCGCCAGGTCCCGGTCTCGCTGGGCGAGGGCGTCCCGCTGACTGACGGTCGTCTCCAGGTCACGGCGCGCCTGAAAATAGCCCACGAGCGCCACGAGGCCGCGCACCAGCCCCTCGACCAGTCCCGCCAGCCATCCTCCCATCTAGTCTCCAATCGGCTGCTTGGTGATGAGGCGGAGGATGATGTTGGCGATCGGCAGCAGCACCGGGAAGATGATCGTGGTCAGCCCCGGCATCCCGAACCCGGCCTGCGCCCACGTGCCGACGGCGCCGACGAGCGCGACGAGGTTGACCCAGACTGTCTTGCTCTGATACCAGGGCTTGCCGTCCATGTGTCCCTCCTCACTTGATGGGGAACTTCTTGATGCACTCCGTCCGCTCCGAGTCCCACTCT